CTACCCTCCCCTCAGGACATCATAAGCCGCCTCGCAGGCCAAACCCCTCACTCTGGATTCGTCAGCTGCTTCTGCGTAGACACCCGCCAGGCGGTCAGCCTCTCCAAGCAGCTCGGCGAGCACTCGGGCGTGCTGGGCTGCTGCCTTGCTTGCGGCGGCAGTGCAGGAATCTCGGCCGGCTTCAGCTGCAGCAACTCGGTCGGCGTACTTGGCGGCTGCGTCCCGCACGCGCTGATCAGCAGCGGCAGAAGCATTAGCGCGCACCTGGTCAATGTTCCTCTGGCCATCCTCGATCACCTTGTTGATTGATTGTTGACGGCGCTGCTCCTCGGCACGCTCTCTGGCTTCGAATGCTGCGGCTGCCTGCTGGTCCTGTTTCTCATGCTGGTCCCACCGGGCCTGCCACTGCGCATCCATGCGCGCACTTCCCTCGTGCCAGCCACCGGCAGCGGCCAAAAACAGCAGCAGGCCGGCCAGCAGCGGTTTCCAGTTGGCGAGAAGCCAGGTCATGCCAGCACTTCCTTTGCGCGCGCCCAGAGCTCAAGGCGCTCCTTCTGCCCGTTCAGACCACCATTGATGCGCCGGGTGATCTGCTCGAACTCCCCAGCGTCGGCCAGTTCATTCAGGCCGTGGTTAGTCCACCACCAGGCGGCCGAGGCTGCCGCCCATTCCGGCTGCTCGAGGAGTTCCGGCTTGTCCAGAAGATTGACTCCCAGGGCAGCACCGGTTTTCCGGTAATTCTCGCGACCCGTCACCTGCAACAGACCGCGCCCCATGAAGCGCTTCCCGTCCCCGGACTGGGTGTTGCCCAGGTCCTTGCGTCCCTCATACCTGGACTGCGCCGGCGTCGGTCCCCAGATCTCCTTCACCCACTTCAGCTGGCCCGACTCATGGCCGATCTGGGCAAGGAACGCCGCCTGGCGCACCGGGGAATCAATCCGGTACCGCTGCATCGCCCTGTTGAGAGCAGGAACAAAAACGCCAGCTCTCTGGCTGGCGTTTGGGTAAATGCGCAGGAGCTGCGCTTCGGTGATTGGCATTGGCTACTCCGGGCATGAAAAAGCCGGCTCCATGTCCGGCTTCTGGATAGATGCGAATTAAGAACCAGAAAATGTTACTGGGTAACACTTATGCAACTGAAGATGTATATCTCACTCTACGCCTTAGAAATGGTCTCTCGATGATTCTATACGTGACGAAAGAAATGACAATTACAGCCGGTATCACAACAAATAGAACTAGAACGCACGTTTCAACGAACGGCCTTCCGCTCGCGAACCCCATGAATTTGGGGTCAGAGAAGTACTTAACAACAGGAAAATGCAGCAAATATATAGAAAAGCTACACTCTCCGACCTTACACAAAATATTAGAAAAAAAACCATGCGACAAAAGCCCGGAAGAAACATAGAAATAAATCAGAGACGCATACACAGCCCCCTCAACAGAGGGCCATAATATCCTCCATGTATCAGAGGATGGCCACCCCCCCATCCTGTTAAACCCCTGAAGCATTACAAAAACAAACACCACAGAAACAGCAAGCCCTACAGCTGAGGAATATTTTCCAACCCTATACATCCTGAGTAAAACTGCAGCGGCAGCACCGAATGCAAATTGATCCATGCGGCCGATGATGTGCCAGTACGCGACATCATGCATATCCATCCCAAGCAAAACACATAGGGCTCGCAGAATATTAAACCCGACCACGATAGAAAGAAGAACAGACAAAGGATTCTTATTCAAGTAGAACAGGATTATCGGGAAGACAAGATAAAACTGCAACTCAACTGCTACAGCCCAAGAAACCGCCATAAATGGGGTACCCTGGATAGCATAAAAATCAGCAAACGGAAGGATACTGGCTATCAATCTTCCAGCAGAAAATTGAAACTGAGAAGTCGCAACAGCACAGACTAGAACAAAAGCATACATAGGATATATACGAAGAATCCTATTCCTAATAAACCCGCTGAAATACAAAGACTTTCCAAATGCTCCGAACGTGAAAATAAACCCGCTGAGGACCATAAATAAGGCCACCGCTGAATGGCCTTCAATGATTGCAGAATACAGCGGGTTATCCGTATAAACCCAAGCACCGGAAAACTGGGATCCAGTCGCGGCAACAGCACCGATCAATTGAAATCCGTGATACGCAACTATCCATATCGCAGCAATAGCTCTCAGGTGATCGATTTGAGGCAAAAACTTTATGTTGCTGCTATGCACATTCTTTTCCCTGCGTTGACCTCCCTAGCATCATACCCAATTCTGGACTGGCTCTGCCATCAGCTATAGCCGTCAGATCATGGCTCTACAAACGCCCCATTGTCATATAGCCATCCCTGCTCCGGCATCGGATCAATTTCCGAAACATCAATCAGTGACGAGATGAACTCTTCAGAAAAGCGCGCCTCGATCGGTACCGCCTTGCCGGCCAAGCTCTTTGCTTGTAGATAAGCTTCTTCGCCATAGATGTCACGAAAGCTCTCTTCAGGATCCTCGTAGGTGACATCTTCGATTATTTCAGCCACGACACCATCTTCAACTCGCACGTAACGCGTCATCAGCAGTACTCCTCCACGATAATCAGGCCGGTTCCGCCAGCTCCGCCAGCTCCCGCGGAGGCTGCCGTGTTATTGCTGCACGCACCGGAACCACCAGATCCGAATTGGCCGGCGTTTCCATTCTTTGTGGCCTGAGTAACGGAGTAGCCTCCGCCGAAGCCAAAGCCAGATGAGCCACCATTGCCAGACGACCACCCGGCCGCAGCCAGTGACAGACCATAGGAGCCGGGAGCGCCAGGCGCTGAAACGAAACCATTGGAGCCACTGACAGATCCACCACCACCGCCAGCGGTGGTGTATAGGTTGGCGGACTGTGCGGTCCCCACGCCGCCTCCGCCGCCAGTACAGGTAATGATGCTTCCAAACGAACTGGAACCACCAAAACCGCCATTTCCAGCAGTAACGGAAGCGCCAGCTGTTCCTCCCGCACCAACAGTGATCGGAATGGTTCCGAGTCCTGCTGCGGCAATGTAGATCTCTGCATACGCCCCGCCACCACCGCCTCCACCAAGAGAGACCGTGTTTGCCGCGGTATAGCCAGTTCCACCGCCTCCCCCGCCGCCCCCTGAGATGCGAACCTTGATGGACTTTGTTGCGGGGAGCGGTGTAAACACAGTGGCACCGACAGTGGTGCCAACGGCAGCCGTATCTACCGCAACGCTCTGATTGGCACCCACCAGGAAGTACACGCTACGCCTGATCAGACGGCCAGCGGTTGCGGCTTTCAGGTTGGTCACGATCGTCACGATCGTGCCGTCGTCGATCACGTCCTGCCCGGTGTTATCGGTGATCAATTGAGCGAGAGCTGCCGACATGATCGACGACTGTCGCCAAACCTTGTTCAGTTGCGCCGACTGGGCAGTTCCCGCGGAGAAGCCGTTGGAGCGCAGCGCGGTCTGTGCGATGTAGGCAGCTTGAGTTAGGACGTTAGCGCCCGCCCCGCCGGCGAACGGCAGGAAATCGTTTGTTGCCATGGGATACCCCTATCAGGTGGTGAGGGCGATGAGATCGGAGTTGTTCAGCCGCGTTGGCTGGTAGGTGAGCTGCTTGAGCCACCCATTGAGAAACTGGACTTGGCCGTCGAGGGAGCCGAGATAGAGGCCCTTTGGGAAGTTGGGGAGAGATGGCGGAGCGCCAGTTGCTGTGATTGCACCGGAAACGGCTGCGGCCGCGTCTCCAGCCTGGAAGGCAACAGCAGCATTTCCGCCGGCAGCTGGCGGGCTGATGAACGTCCCATCCACCTCGCACTGGCCGTTGCTGTCGATGGTGATCATCTGGCCAGCGCTGCTGAACAGCGAAGCAACCCGATGAGCCTGTGCTGGGTTGCGGTCCTGGTACTTCGCTTGCAGGGTCCCTTCGAGGTTGTTGAACCAGGTGGAGATTGGGACCAGGGCGGAGTCCGCGGGTCTTGTTGCCGCACTCGCGCCAGTCGCGATGTAGGAGGACGGCTGGTCGCCAAGCTCAAGCTGGCGGCCCCACACATAGAAACCGCTGGTTCCGTCCCCCAGATAGCTCGTGGCAACTCCATTCGCAATCTGAACCCGGCATACAGTGCTAGCGGCTGCAGCAGCACTCCAAACGAGGCTCACCCGGAACCACCCACCGGGTAGCTGCTGGAAGGAAGCAGCTACAAACTGTCCGCCCGTTGTAATCATCGCCTGCGAGGCAAAGTTGAAGTTCACGCTTGCGACGTTTCCACCTGCAATTCGAAGATGGAGATTCCGCGTTCCCACTGCCTGCCTGACGAAAACCGACCACACGTAAAGCTGCCCTACTGCTGGGGTTAAGGTGAAATCGGTACCGTAGTGCTCGCTGTTGACGGCTGTCTCAAAAAGCAGGTCAGCAGTAGTCGCGCCATCGGGTGCTACTGCTGAGTTGGCAGAAACAGATGTCCCCGTTCCCGCACCAATGACCTCTGAGTTGATACAGAGATTGGTTCGCGCATCCTCCAGCAGCAGGCCAAGCGGCTGCATAGTGGCTGGGTCATAGTCGAAGCGTGGCTGGTTGGCTGCCACCGACTCCATGATGCCGGCGGCGTTGTATCGCGTGCCTGGGCCGGGCCGGGTGAAGCTGATCAGCGAGTCCAGCGGGCCAGAGGTGAAGTCGAACGCGAGTGGCTGCGGATACACCACATTGTCCGGATTGCCACCCCAGGCGCCGACGTCAAACCCCGCGACATACTCGTTACTCATGTCGAAACCAAAGATCGGTGACCCGCTCACGGACGTCACCACATAGACGGTCATCCTCACGCCCTCAGGCTTGATCGGGATGTATCCGCCAGTTAGCAAGGCCAGGAACACCGCCGAGGGAATCTCGCCGGAGATTCCAAGCAGGATCGACATGTCCTGGCGGTCTTCGATGAAGACGTGGGTGTCACCGGAGAAAATCAGGTCAAGGATCTGCTTCGACTGACCGAGTGTGCCGTCCCAGCGGTTGGCTCCGATCTTTGCTCGAATGAGGGTGCGATAGGTCTCGTCGTCCAGCGAAATGATACCGGTATCCGGATCGAACGGCCCCTTCCAGGCTCCCTGGTCAAAGCCAAGGCCAACTACATCGAGGGAGAAGTAGACGCCAGACAGCGGCGCGTTGACGTTTCGAGAGATCCCAACCCAGAGACCGACCACGTCGAGCTGCGCGCCGATGGCTAGATCCAGATCGAAGTCAGCCGGCAGGCCTTGAGAAGCATTCAGCGCGTCGACCATCGGCTGAACCACTGCCTCGGTCATGGCCATGAACTTCGGCTTATCCGAGTGTTCGGTGGTGATCAGTCCGGTGTAATCGGAGATATCAGCCATGGATCAGGTCACCGTGATGGTTACGGAAGCCGGCGAGCACTGGGCGGCCTGGTTGAATGCCAGCGCCACGTCAGGGGATCCGGCGCCGCCGGGCCCCGTCAGGGTTAGTGCGGTGAGCTTGAAGGTCGTGTTGTTCTGAACGCTATTCGCGGCCGTGATTGCGTCCGCCCACTCCACCGACCCGCTCAAGCCTCCGCCGATGGCGACACTGTTGATGTAGCTGGAAATCGCCAGCTGGACTGCCGCACCGGTGACAGAGCTGTACCCAGCAAGCGCCTTGAGCGTCACCGTGACCGTCAGGGCCTGGTACGTTGGCCGATAGAAGCGGATCGTCAGAGGGCGTCCGTAGACGTCGGTCACCGTCTGCGCCGTGGTTCCATAAGTCCCAGTCCCTGGGGTCTTCTTGTCGGCTATCGCCTGTGCAATCGCGGCGGCACCCCCACCTTCGACTACCAGGGAGATAGAGTGAGCCGGGATGCCATTGGCGTCGGTCGAATTCGTGTCGTTCTCATAGGTGGCCAAGCGCGTCACGCCGACGATGTTTGCAACAGCTCCGGTCGTTCCTTCCAGAACAGTCCGAGAAGGCAGCGCGACCGACACTTGCTGCCGCTGGCGGAGCGCAGAATCCGATTCCACCGGCGCGCCGGGATCTGCTGCCGACGAGTTGGTGACCGACTGCCAACCACGGGTCGGCGTGGCGATCACATTGACCTGACCGATGCCGGCAGCGATATCGCCCATCTCGGTGCAAATGGCGGTGACGGTGATCTCGCCAGCAGGCGGAATAGTTACAGTCGCCGGAAGCGCCCAGGTGTAACCGGCAATGTCTCTGGCGATGCCCTGAGTAATCACTGTGCCAGCCTGGCCGACGACTTTCAGGTCCACCTGCGAGTTGGTGGCGACCGCGCGGGAGATACCGTTGATCTTCACGTTGCTCGACAAACCATTCCCCTGCCCGGTCAGCGGCGAGAATGAGTTGTAGGCGGAGATGGTCGCCGCGTTGGCATCGCTGATCGCGAGAGCCAGCACACCGAGGAACTGGCCGTCCTGGCTGTCGTTGCCCAGGTACACGTCCGCCCCATATATCGAGCGGTACTGCTGCTGCAGGTAGTCCAGCACTTCGGCATAGCTGGGCGCCGAGATACCGCTGGCGTCGATGATCGGTGCGGTCGAAGAGGCCATTCAGAGCGTCTCGCTGATAGTGGTTTGGCCGTAGGCCGTGGTGATCGTGCAGGTGATCGTCAGCTTCCGGCTGTTCGGCTCGAGCTGGCTCTCGTAGCTGTCCATCTGCACCACTCCCTGGGTGCCGAGGACGCGATTACGGATCGCCATGTCGTAGGTCGCCCCGGTGTGTTCGCCGAGGACTTCCGTCTGCCACGGCGTGCCGTCGGCGGTGTCCACGAACCATTCACCCTTAAAGAGCTGCAACCTGGTCAGCACGGCCTGCCCGACGGTTTCTGGCGAATCAACCAGGAAGTCGGCACGGCTGCCGCCAAAGGTGTAATCACCGTTGGCATCGAGCTTGCGATAACGCATATCAGCCACCCTTCACGGTTGTGGTCATGTGGCTGTTCGTCAGCGGCTGGTTCGGTGCGCCTGCGCCGCCCGAGGCATGGGTGTGGCTGTTGAACAACGCCTGGAAGGATTCCGTCACGAACTTGAGCAGCGTCTGCCCTGCCGCAGCCAGGTTGATGACTGGCGCGGTCACGTTCACCGTGGCATTCGTCGTGAGGTTGATCGCATGACTCGTCGGGTTGACCTCGACCACGGCAGCGCCGTCGTCGCTCCGCAACTGTGCCGCGCTGGTGCTGACCGCACCGATGACCCGCGGCTGCGACCGGAAGCCCAGCAGCGCGAAGCCATCGGATAGATCATGCATGCGCAGCTCGGCCTGGGCCTGGATGCCTCCCGACTGCCACCAGGAGTCGATGCAGCGCGAAGCGAACACCACCAGGCACTCGTCGTTGGGCTTTACCGGGAAGGTCAGCGTGCACCCGCCGCCGGCCGGGAACTGCACCGGGCAGTCCAGCAGGAGCGGCAGGCTCACAGGTGACAGGGCTCCGGACTCGTCTCGCACCAGCGCCTGAATGGCCGGTTGAACCGTGCAGGTCATAGCCACGGCATCGAAGCTCTGGATAATCCCTGGCAACGCGGTCCACAATTTGGATTGCAGCCCGTTGAAGGCCACGGCAAGCCAACGGATTGGGTCATCCATACGTTCAAGAGGATTCAAGGAGAGTCACCGTGAAGAAAGCATTTCTGATGGGAGCGCTGCTGGTAGCAGCAGTGCCTGCTTTTGCTGAAAAGGTGTTAGTTGCGCCGGCAGGCTCGCTGTGCGCGGGCACGCCGGTGGAGTCTGGTCAGTTCACCCACTTCCTTTATGAAGAGCGTGCCTGCCAGCTACCGATCGTCCATGCAAAGGACATGCGTGCATTCCGAATGAAGTCGCCGGTATCGATTGAGCTCAATGGGTGCTGGGGAAAAGCGCTTGGAGACAAGATCGTATTCGTTGACGCGGATGGCACATCATCATCGATGCCATCCGGGGTGTTCGCTGAGGTCGAACTAGACAAACAGGGAAAAGGGAAAGTCCTTTCGTCCTTCTCCCAAGATAAAGGATGGATCTCCTGCCCCTAGCCGTACGGCTTAACAGGCCCAGCAGGCTGGATAGCTCCAGGAACCCCGACCCCGGCCTTAATCATTCCGGAGTTCGTGATGGTCGCGTCAACCCCGATACAGATGACGTCCGTATACCATTCGTTCCCCCTGGTATCACCGACATGATTTGCAACCAGGACTTTGTAGAACCCGTCGCTATCAAGGTCGACCTGTATCTTCGCTCGAACTACATCTGACTCGCCGAGCGGTGATGGGTCATAACGCAGTCTCTGAATACTGGAGTTGTTGATCTGCAGACGGCGACCACAACGAACCGCAGGATTCAGCAACATCTTCACATTCACGCCGTTCTGGGTCTGCTCCGGCAGGCCCACCATCCCCGTTTCCGAGTTAACTACCACGGCCTCGACGGGCAGGTAGGCAGTGTTCGGGATCAGCGTCATCTTGCCGTCCTGGAAGCTCCAGCTGATGTCTTGGGTTTTGCCCAGGGCATCCATGTAGTCGCGGGTCATGCCAAACATGACCTTGCCGCGCGGCAGCTTGTTGGTGGGCAGCGGTGGTCGCTCTCCCATCGTGATGCCACGCGACTCCATTGCTTTCATGGCTGCCTGAAGATGGTCTTCTGGCGTAGACCCAGCGGCCAGCGACGTATTGATCACGGACCAGTTGTAGGCGCTATCGCCATCCGCTGCCGTGATATCCAAGTAGGTGTCGGTCTGGCTTTCCCGGCCGCGCCGCACCTGCTTGATGGTGCCGTCAAAGATCACCCCGAAGTTGCCGGCGTAGCCAGCCTGCAGGACCAGTCTGGAAAACTCCCGGAGGTCAGCCTTCTTGGCTGTTTCGCCGCTGACGTTGTAGACGCGGATGTCGGCCGTGTTAGGCGTCGATACGTCTCCACGGCGCACCGAGAAGCGGATGCGCAGATTGGACAGGTCAAGACCTTCCTGGTCGTTGCCGATCTTCAGGCTGATTTGGCGCAGGTATTGGGGTACGCTCATTAGGTTTAGACCATAAGAGAGGGAATTCTGATGGGATTCAGGTTCAGAAAGAGCATCAAAGTAGCGCCAGGTATCAAGCTGAACATCTCCAAGGGAGGCGTTAGCACTACTGTTGGGAAACGCGGCGCGTCTGTGAACGTCGGCAAAAAAGGCGTGCACACCAATGCAGGCATACCTGGCACCGGTCTCTCATACCGCACGAAGATTTCAGGCGGCGTAGGCGCACCCCGGCAACGAAAGGTATCTCCAGTCTCATTCGTGGCCGGCTTCTTTCAGTTGGTAGTTGTCCTAATGAAGCTCGCCTTCATCATCTTCGTCTGCTACCTGATCATGAAAGTGTTCTTCTTCTAGCCCTCAGTCCACCAGTAGAGATGCGAGCCGACGCCCAGGTTCTCAAACGTAGGCGCGGCATCGGGGTCGGCGGTCGTCTGCACCCACAGCGCCGCTGTGAATCCCAGGTGCGCGTATGCAGACAACAGGTTGCAACCGGTTACCAGTGGAATGCCATTGATGATGGGCGTGCCGCCGGCGTCGGCGATATCTAGCGCCCATCCGCCGTCTATAGCGTTCCGCCACTGCACGCGCAGCTGATACTCGACGCCGCTGAGGGTGATGCTGAAGCGCTGCCCCTCTGGAGACAGGGGAATCTCGAAGTTGGCCATCGGTCACCCTGTTCCGTTCGGTGGCTGCCAGCCTCCGGGGGCTGGGTAAGCCTTGGCGGTCTGCTTCGACCCCATGTTGGACACTTCGCCAGTGCCCTGCGGGTTTGCCTGGGCATCGCGCGGCGGCAACGTCGTTGCCTGTGTCTGCACGATGATCACCTGCCGGCAGACCACCGTGCACATCAACGCGTACTCGGTGCGCGGGTCAGTGGTGAGGGCCAGGCTGCGCATCAGCATGTTCTGGTAGGTCCGCTTTCCGGTCGACACGTCGAACGGGATTCGCGACTCCTGCAAGGCCAGCAACTGGTTGTAGACGCCGGACACATAGTCAGAGCCGAAGGCGGAGTCGCCGAAAATGGTCGAAACCGCCTGGCGCAAGCCGGATATCAAACCGCTGAGACTTGAGTTACTCCACCCGCAGCGAATCACCACCTCTGCCGGCTGCTTGAAAGCATGGTCGTTGATGTTGGCGCCGAGTTCTACCGGGTGCTCGGTGATCTGCAGGTTGTCCGTGCTGAGCTCTTCCAGGGTGACCATCGCAGTGATGGGTCCGATCGAGCGCTTCGGATCAATCGAGATCAGGCCTGCAAAGTTGGGCATATCAGTTCACCGCTGTACTGGTGCTTCGGACCAGCTCTTCATTGACTCTTCCCTGCTCTCCAGCCACGGCCCGCGCAGTTGAGTTTGCGTCGGATCCACCGGACACGTTGATGTTGGTTGTTTGGTGCAGCTGTACAGCCATCTGGCCTCGCTTTGCAGCTTCTCCCTCAGCATCTCTAGGTCTAATCCAATATTGCGAAGCTATGCGTCCAGCTTGCTCGGCATTTGTAGCTGCCTTAATTAGATCGCCGGCCTTCTTTTCAGCCCCCTGCGTTAACTCATACTGAGCAAATTCGAGTTGCTTCATCCAATCCCCGGCACGCCGATCATGAATGCTGAACCCTGCCCACTTCTCGAAATTTCTCTGCCGGTCTGGGTGAAGCTGGAAAATTCCATGCGCCTTACCCCAATCACCTACAGCATGTTGGTTGAGATTACTTTCAGCGACGCCTTGGCTAACGATCCCGGCAGCCTGCGCATCACTCCAACCCTGCGCCTTGAAGAAGTCCATGGCGAAGGTCGACTTGTCCTTGTCCACGCCCCGCAGGATGCGCCAGGCATTAGCAGTCGCACTCTCCTTGGCAGCCTGATCGGCGGTCTGCTGTTCGTGCTCAGGCAGGCCCCTCTCGCGCCGGATGCGCACCACCTCTTCGTCCTCTCCCTCGTTGAGAGATGAGGAATAGACGGCAGCGCCAAGACCCACAGCCAGAGTCGAAATAGCACCGGCTGCCCCGGCCGCAGCAGAAGCTCCGGTAATGCCGGTACCGAGTCTGAAGAAGGCGGCGGCAAGCTTAAGAATTCCGGTGACTGTTGAGGTTAGACCGAGCGCCTTCATCAGACCGAGCAGCACGATGATCTTCGTGCTCCAGCCATCCGTGGCTTCATCCAAATCTACAAAGAATTCGTAAATCGACTTCAGGTATGGCTCGGAGTCCTGAGCTAGCTGGATCAGCTTCTCGGTGACGTCGACGATGCGCTTCGCGATCAGTGGGCTGTTCTTCTCGAACCAAGCAGAGAAGCGCTCCAGCTCAGGACCAAGCCGATGCATCAGTTCAGCCTGAACCAGGATCGACATGCTCTCGAACTGCATGCCCACATCACGAAGTTCATTCATGAACTGGTGGGCATCTCTGGTGGCTTTATCCAAGCCAGCCCCAGCGAATCTCTTACGGTTCTCCTCGAGCTTGCGACCAAACTCGCCGCTCATGATGGCGCGCAGCGTGTTCTCATCGATGCCGAAATGCTCGGCATAGCGAATCGCGACGAAGTAGTCCTTCTTGCTCAGTACCTTTCCCAGGTCGTTGAGCAAGTCGGCGGTGTCGCGCAACTGGCCATTGGCATCGCGAGTCTTTACGCCGAGGCTCTGTAGGAAAGGCTCATTTCCAGGATTCTGGCGCAGAGCCCTGGCCATCCCCTCCAGCGATCCGCGCACTTCATTAGCCGATGCACCAAGATCGCGAGCCGCATAGTCAGCTGCTTTCAGGCTGGCGGCCGATGCGCCAACTCGCTGCGACGCGAAGTAAAGGTTCTCCAGATTGTTGGCAAACGTTGCCACACCCGCTGCAACTGTCAGCGAAGCTCCGGCCAGGGTAGTCACCAGGCGAGTTACCGCCGTGGTGGCGCCGTCGATAGTGCCGGTGAAGGTCTTCAGGCCCTTCTCGTCGACCTTAAAGCCCAGGCCGACCAAGAACTCCTTGATGACGGAGGATTCGGCCATTTACTTGGACTCCATTGCCGCGCGCAGCCGCGCCTTATTCTCTGCCCGGACCAGCAGGCAATCGTTCATCAGGGCGACGTCCGCCAGGTCCAGCGTTCCGTCGAGCAGGGACTCGTACTTGCACATTCCCTCGGCGACCGGCAGCAGGAGCCAGTCGAGGCCGTCTGGCAGCTTCGCCAGCTCAACCTTCGGGCCTACCCCTGCGCCGAGGTCGACAGGAGTCCGGCCAAAAAAGGGCCCAGCGACTCACGGACGACATGCGCCGCCAGCTGCAGCATCACACCGCTGTCGATGTCGTCGAACATGCAGACCTTCTGCCGGTCATTCCAGATCGGCGCCCAGGTCGTACCCTGCTGGCGAGAGATCACGGACAGGCAGGTACCCATCACGTACTCGGCGGATTCGTCCGACATGCTGGCCACGGCCTCGGCAAACGGCTCAAACAACGAGGCCATCGAGGCCAAGTCGCTGCTTAGCGGCTTGGCTCCCTCTGCCTTCTGACTCTCGGCCAGCTTGGCGAAGACCGGGATCAGCGCCGGGATCACCGGCGCGATCTTGCGGGACAGGTGGAACTGCCGCATGGCGTCGATCTTGGCGCTGCGGTAGTTCTGGCCGTTTACGCTGAATTCAGCCATCAGTAGGTCCCCAGCAGTCCGTCAATCTTGATCGAGTCGAAGACCCACTCGACGATGTCGCCGTCTTTGCGATAGTTCAGGTCGGGGCGCTTCTTGATGGCGCAGGATCGGGCCACCGTGGTGTCACCGCTCACCGAATGGGTCACGGTGATGACGTTGTTGCCCCAGGCCGACGAACTGAGCGACTGGGCGTCGTACAGCGCCATCAGCTGAGCGTTCTTCGGCGAGGTCTTCAGCAGGCGCACAGTGACTTGGCCCGACTTGTCGGCATGCAGCGAGTGCATGCCTTCGCCGTCGGCGCCGATCAACATGGTGTTCTTGTCGCCGGCCGCGACGATGGAGATGCCCTCTTCCGCGTTGGCGGAGCCGGCGCCCAGGTCGATGACGGCCCCGGCGCCAACCAGGGTCGCGTTCACATCGAGGAAGCTGTAGGTACTCATTCAAGGCGCTCCGATCAGCGGTTGACGTTGACGATGACGTCGACGAAATGGACAGCGCCGGCCAGCTTGGCGGCGATCTGGATAACCGGCGCCTTGCGGGCTTCGCGGTCGGCTTGCGATTGGGTGGCCACCGGCGGCGCGTAGACGTAGTAGCCAGTGCTCAGGAACTGGCCGGTCTTCAGCGCGCCGAACTCCGGGCCGTTCCACTGCCCAGGTGCCACCAGGCCATTCGCTACCGCCTGCTCCATGCGTTCACAGAGCGTGGTGACGATGCGGTTGATGCCCTGGTCGGTTTGCGGAATCTTCGTGGTGCTGGTGTACAGCAGGTTGTAGACGGCGGTCTGCAGGTCGTTCTGCAGCCAGTCCAAGCCATGCACCTCGTCGAAGAAGTACCCGTTGGCCATCACGCCTTCCTGGATGATGGCGGTGTCGTTGCTGTAGTTGACGAAGACGTTGCAGTTCTTCGCCTTCAGCGCGGCAGCCTGGGTCTCGTTCAGGCTCTCGGCAGTGACGCCGGGCTCCTGCTTGAACTTCAGGGTGATGGTCGTGTTGTTGCCCTGGAAGTTCACGGTGAAGGCCCTGCCGAAGATCGAGGCCGCGGCATACGGACTGCTGCTGGAGAACTGGTCGAAGGTGCGTTTGTAGTTCGCGGCCTTCAGCTTCGCCACGATGTCGGTGGTGCTGGTGCCATCCAGAGCCAGAGGGTTCTGGGTGGTGTAGCCGAAGATGCGCGACTGTCCGGAGCCCTCGATGAAGGCAGCCACAGCCAACACGTCGCTCTCGCTCAGGGTCGAGTCAGCGACCAGCAGGCCGTACCAGGCATTGGACATGCCGGCGATATCGGCGACAGCGTCCACCAACGACTCGGCGGCGACACCGTTCACCGGAGCGGATGCCACGCCAGTGACCAGGCCCAGCAGCGCAGAAATGTCGGTACCCGAAGCCGGAGCCTCGGCATAGGTGATGGTCGAGGTGGCGCCGGTGGTGCTGCTGGTGATTTCGAAGCGATCGAAAGAGGCGTTCCAGACGCAGACGCCCGAGGCGCCCAGCTTCGCGGTAACCGCAGAGGCAACGCCGTTCAAGTTGGTCACGGCCGACAGGTCGACAGCGCTGATGGTCTTGAGGGTGCCGTCGATGGTGATCTTCATTCCGCCGGCGGTGACCGCGGTGAAGTTCGCCAGGGCCTGCTGGGCATCGGACAGCGCGCCGCCCTTCAGCAGCGCAGAGGTCGCTGCCTTGGCCCAGCGGCCGATAAACAGGGTTTCCGGCTGCGGCGACTGGCTGTAGTAGAGATTCGCGGCCAGGTACTCGGGCGCGGTGGTGCCGAAATCGGCGACCACGCCATCCAGGCTGGAGTATTGGCGGATGCGTTCGTTGACGTCGACCACCGGCGAGGAGCCGAGGATCAGCAGCGCACCGAAGTCTCTGGTGGCTGCCGCCTTGGGAGACATGACGACCTGGACGCTCACCACGTCCGAAACGGCGAGAGTTTGCATTGAGTTCTCCGATGGAGTCAGCCGGTGATGACGGGGGTATCAGCGGACAGGATGTTGAGCACCGAATAGGTGCGTTCGATCTTCCGGCGGAGCCGGATGCGCAGGTCGTAGCGGCGGACCCACTGTTGATTGAGCAGATCGGGCGCGGCGATGAGGTCGCCTGCCTCGACAAAGGCCATGCCCAGCGCTTTCAGCGCCTCGCTGTTCTGCGGGACGTACATGCCGTCGCTCAGCAGCTGGCCGTAGGCCTGGGCGTTTGGCCCGTAGAAGGTTGCCAGCAGGATCACGTCCTGATGGCGCTGGTACTGGTCGGCGCCATCCCCGGCGCCGTCGTGCTCGATCGCTGGGTTGGCGTCCTGCTTGGTATGCATCACGCCGATCGCACACCAGTTGACGTTCGGCTCAGGCTGCTTCGGGTTTCCCGGCTGCCAGCGCGGGCGCACGAAATCGCTATGGAGCCCGGTGATGCCGGCAACCATTGGCTGCAGAATGTTCTCGAGCCCCTCATCAGCGGGCGTAGGAGTGCCCGCCGGCGTCAGGTACCCGCCGGATGCTGAGGTGTTCGCCATGGGTTATCCCGCCAGGGGTAGAAGGTCGCAGGAGGCCGCCACGAAGCCGCGACCGAAGTGGCTGTAATCGTTGACGTTGGCCACGGTGTAATCGCGGCCCTGCCAGGTCACCACGTCGGCGATGCTGTCAACACCTTTGCCGTCAGTTAGCCTGAACGTCGTGTGGATGGTGATGGAGCCAGTCTTGCGTTCACCGCCGGCGAACCGTTCCAGGATGTCGCCCTTATCACTGGTGATCACGCCGGCGAAAGACGTTGAGGTCACGGTGTTCACCGCACGACCGAAATCACCAATGGTCTGGACAGAGCGCTTGCAGACCAGCCCCGTGTCCATGAAATCCGGATCGAGGAGGATTTCAGTGACGTCGAGCTGGGCCACAGGACTATTCCTTCTTGCGGATGACGTAGGTGAGGTGGTCTCTTAACTCACCAGTGTTGTGCAAAGGCCTGATGCCGGTGGCTTCCTGTGCCGCCTCGGGAGCCTCTCCCGCAGAGATCAGAGCCAGATACTTCTTCTCGTCCGCACGCATGGATTTAGTCTTGCGATTTCTCCTGCGATTGCGGACGGTGGCGGGCTTAAGCGGCTCGAACTCGCCACTATCGATCTTCGTCATCGCGCCAGCCTGCCCAAGCAGGCCAGCAGCATTAAGCTGCTGCTGAACCTTATTAGAGTCGCCGTCCATAGCGGCCTTCGCCGCAGCCTTCATGCGCGGCGTGATCTTGTCCATCGCCTCAGAAACCCCTGGCTCGAGGAATGGACGTGCTGGAATGTTCGCTTGCGGCGATCCGTACTCGTGTATGTACCCAATCTGTGCGTTATTGAGGGGGCCGCCACCTTCACGGCTTGCGTTACTGGCGGGTATCCCAATCAGAACTTCCTGCCCGACAAGCTTCTGGATGGCAGCAAGCACCTTGTTCACGTCATCCCTCACCACTTTCATGCTCACAGCTGGATTCCCCCGGAACCGATCATACGGGCCAGTTGCAGGAACTGGATGCCATAGGTGGTCAGGTTGAAGAAGCCGCCATCTTCGAGGGTCGCCGCGCCGCTGTCGTAGCCGGCGCTGACCTTATCGACTGCCTTGCTGGTCAGCGGCCCCTTTACTTGCCCGGGCGCGCCGCCAACCGCAGCCGTAGCCTGATTGCCGGCGGCCAGTGCCAGGTTGTGGGCCGCGAACAGCTCCATTCCGATGTCCAGGTAGTCGCACCAGCGGTCAGCCGGAAGCGTCTTGCTGGCCAAGTCCAGCCAGAGATTCACCGCCGAATCCGGATACTTCGTGGTGTCGGCGAACTCGGGGAAGTCCTGGCGGAACTTGGTGGCGTCCATCGGTCAGTCCTTCTTGCCTTCGGCGTCTGCCTTGGCTTTGGGTTTCGGCTGTTCGAGATGCGCCTGCACAAACCAGTGGTCAAGGTGCTTGTCCTCGATGTCCTGGGTGCCGGCGGCGAACTCGACGATGCCGTCCGGGGTGTTCAGCTTGAACGGCTTGATCACGTTTCGGGTTGCCATTGTTTATTTCCTCATCGTTCTCCCGAATGACCAGCCGTCAGGGAGAACTTCGCCAGATTGTAGATAGCGATTGGTTTCGCCATTGGTAATCCATCGACCGCCCTTTTTAGTGGCGGCAAGCTTGGCATTGCGCTCTGGCGTGTAGATCGTGTTGGAAGCCTTTCTCACAGAGTCGGATATCTTTGCTCTGACATCTTTCTGTGGAGGTAATCGCCCACGATTCCAGCCAGTCGGAATTTCACCCCCTTTGCGCATCAGCTTCGAACTGATTCCATCGTTTACCCAAAACGAGCCAACATTTCCTTCAGCCATAGCGGCAGCGAGTTCCCTGGCCCTAGGATTCTTGCGCCCCTTATTGGCGTCGCTGATCTTCTGCTTAGCCTCGTCACTTAGCTTGTGCCCAGGCTTTCCTCGTCGTTTCGCGTCCGAAGCTTTCTTCTTGTCTGAAGCAAGCAGCCCAGCGGAAATAGCAGACCTTGCATCGTCGTCATGGGGCCTTCCGAGTCGCCTGTCATTGCCTACAAGTAGGGAAGACACCTTTTCGCGAATTCGGAACCTGACGTCATCCGCTGGCCCAATAAGTCCGATCCCGCCTACTGTCGAATTGACGAGGTCGGCGGATAGCTCCTTGATCCAGAAGCGCTCACGCTCCTGCCAGTCGCCATCGCGAACCTCTTCGAGGACCACTGCCTGCGGGCGCTCTCCCCGATCAAGGATTTCCATGATCCAGAGATGACGGCTGTTTGCTCTCTCCTTCGCCTCGCTGATGTGCTCAATGATTCGACGAGAAACGGTCTTGGATGAGCAGCCGACATACCTGATGCGCTTCTCAGGATCAGCTGGATCGAAGAGTCCGTAGACGGCATATACCATGGGTATCGCTCCTGCAATGGGTGCGATACCATCATAGCATGTTATATGCCGTCTCTAGATTCCATCCCTGTAGCCAATCGTCTCCGGATAGACCACTTCCACCACGCCCAGACGGCCGTAGTAGGTGGTGATCTGGCGGATGCCACGGTATTCCAGCGGAGTGCGCTGCAGCGGCACCATCGGGAAGCGGACGCGGTCCTGCTCGTTGGTATAGGCCATCATGCGGTTCTTGCCGCTGACGCCGCGGCCGGTCAGCCACTTCAGCGGCTGGATGTTCAGCGGCGCGCCGTTGATGGAGTTGGAAAGGCTATTGACGCGCAGGAACTCCAGAATGGAGATGTTGCCGGCGTCGGACACGATGCGGCTCACCAGAGAGCTGTACGACACCGGGTCCAGGCGCAGCTCGCGGGGGCAGATAGCGAAGCCAGTGGCGGCCCAGACGCTGTTCAGCAGCTCGTTCACGTCGGCCAGGATCTGCGCCGGAGTGGCGGTGCCCCAGGTGCCGGTGACAGCGTTGCTGATGTTGGTGACGGTGGCCGCGTTCACCAGGCCGGTCACGCCGAGGTCGGCATCACCGATGTACACCTGCTCATCGGTGTCCATGTTGTGCTTGAGCTGCATGCCGGTGAACTTCTGCGAGTCCACCGGGCGGCCCAGCTGCTGAGCGGACGCCAGTTCCGGCAGGGTCCACGACAGCTCCATGCCCCACAGGGTCAGCGGGCTGGCGGTCTTGCCGATGTCCAGCGCCAGCGAGGCGATGGAGCTGGAGTCCTTGCCGATCCAGGCCTTGCCGTTCGGGCTGGTGCCGCCCACGGCGGCGAAGGTGCTGTTGGTGAAGCTGGACATCTCATCCGCGATCGACACGTCCTCGCGGAGTTGAATGTCACGGGACCAGGTCACGGACGCCAGCGGGCCGTGCAGGTCCTGGTCCAGGCGTTCCAGCTCACCGATCAGGAACACGCCGGTGGAGTCGATGGTTGCCGCGTCGAAGGTCATCATCGAATCGCGGGTATGCGCACGTTTGATAGCGCGCGGCAGGATCAGGTTGCTCATCGAGCTATCTCCGTCAGATGTTGTAGGCGATTTCGACGTTGCCGGAGGCATCCGCCGGGCCCATGAAGGTGGCAGTGGTGATCGCCACGGTGTTGGTCGAGTCGGCCGCGGCCTCGATACCACCGATGGGTTTGCCGGCGGCAGCGGCAGCCACACGGACATATACCTGGCCGTCCTTCGCGGCGGTGCCGGCGTTCAGCTTCACGGTCATGTAGCCGCGGCGCAGAACGTCGGCCACACCCTTGGTGGGCGGCGTGGAGGTGCCGAGCGGATCGGAACCGGAACCACCGGTGATCGGGTACGGGCGAACCAGCAGCCCGTATTCGGCGCCAGCGACGTCGCCCGCGCCGAAGGGCACGAACTTCTCGCTAACGATCTTCCCGAACAGGCCGAAGCCGGCGAACGGCAGCGACGGGTTCAGGAATACCGGCTCGATGGTGGATTGGCTGGCGCGGGTGACATCACCCGGAATGCCCGCCGGCATGCGGTACAGGAATGCGTTGCTCATCGGGTGGTCCTCAGTTGTTGCCCTGGCCCTGCCAGTGCTTGCGGTTTGCGGCGTTGATCTCGGCGATCGACTTGGTCTTGCCGAAATCACGGGTAGCGGAAGCGGTGCGCGCGGCCTTGTCGTTGTTGCGGACCTTGGCCAGCTCGCTCGCGCCGTTGAAGGCGGCGGCCACCTGGTCGGCGGTCAGCTTGTCCAGGGCGCGGCCGAACAGGAACGGTTCGACCACGGCCTTTCCGGTGTCGGTGGCCATCGCCTTGATCAGCGCCTGGCGCTGGCAGCTGCAGATGTGGTCGGCGACCTTCACCTTGCCGTCGCGGGTGCCGAAGGTGATGCCCGGCACCAGGATCTCGGCGCGGGAGCGCAGGTCGGTCAGCGCAGCGCTGTCGCCGGTGTAGGTCTCGCCGCCGGCCTCGGGGTTTTCCTTGGCCTTCTCGGCTTCGAGGACGTCGTCGGTGGTCTCTTCGGACTCATCTTCGTCATCGTCCTCGGTCTTCTCTTCGAGCTTGGCTTCCATGTCGCCGACGCGACCGGACAGTGTGCGGACCTCTTTCAGGATCGCGGCGAGGGTCGCAGAGTCGCCGGTCTTGGCCTTCTCCTTGTCCTCGTCGTCTTCATCCTCGTCGGCGGTTTCGGCTTCCTTGGCCAGGGCCTCGGCTGCCTCGGCGTCCTTGGACATGAAGGCCGCGCGCAGGCGATCGGCGAAGCTGCGTTTCTTGGTCTTGCTCATGGTGTCGGAGTCTCCGATTGCGCAGCGCGGGCCACAGCGGCCACGCTCTACCAGTGCTACGTGGTTGCCCACGATGTTGGTCTGACGCCCTCGGCCGGGAGCCAGCTGTTCATAGACCGCGTCGTAGCCGCAGGAGACCTGCCGCAAACGTTCGCTGTTGGGGTCGTTGTCGCTGCGCACCAGGGCGATGGCAGCGGCATCGGTGATGAGCAGGTCGGCCAGCATCAGGTCCGACTCAACGTCGGTGCCGCGCCGAACGTTCTGGGTGATGCCGACGGTGAGTTCCTTCCAGTTGGCCGGAGTCACGAAATCGTCGGGGTGCGAGAGCGTTACCGGCTTCCCTTCGAAGCTGGCCAGCGTCTCGGGACGGAACACCTCGTCGGGGTTGCGCTCGATGGTCACCAGGCCGCCCGGTCCGCCTTCAACTGGGATTTCGCTCTCGTCGTAGATCAACGTGCCGGTGCGGGCGATGGGGACCGCCTCGCAGAGCAGGAACCCCTCCGGCGTCATCCGCTGGCGGGCGCTCAGGGTCTCGGGCGTGAACCAGCGGCTGGCGTCGTCTTGCGTCCTTACCTGCATGGCGTGCACTCACAAAAAACCCGCCAGGCGGCGGGTGTCATTCGGGGATTACGGGCTCTGGCCAGCACCTGCAGTTCGGCAGGCAGCCGGCATGGCCGGTGAGTTTGTCCAGGGTGGGCGGGTCGGACCAGAGCACGAACTTGCCCTCCATATCCTTGTGCGAGCTGCGCACGGTGCCGTCGTGGGCGGTGCGCCAGATGTAGCCCTCGCTACCGGTGGCCTTGGCCCGCGCCTCGGTCAGCGTCGCGGCGGTGCGCGACACCTCAGTGCGGGCGATCAGCTGTGCACGGCTGGTCGCAACCTCGCCGGAGCGCTGAATCTCCTTGGCGATCTCGTTTGCCCTGGTGGCATCCTCGATCCCCTGCACAGTCAGTTCGTGCACGCGCTTGGCGGCGTCGAGCGGGATGCTCTTGATCAGCGTGACCTGTTCGGCGAGCAACCCACGCATCACGGCGCCAGTGTCGGCATGCAGGATTTCGTCCCGCAACGCCTTCGACATCTCCTCAGTGCGCGCCGCCCAGGCCTTGCGGTCCTGCTGGTTCACGTCGGCGATCATCCGACTGCCGGTGGCGATGGCCCAATCGTTCAGAGCATCGGCGTACCGGCGCAGAATCTGGCTGATAGTCGGGTCGGCGGCAGGATCACCCGGCGGGAAGCCGTTGATGATAGAGCCGACTTGCCGCGCCACCTGGGTCAGGCTGCGCTGGTACTCACGCTCCGCCCGGCTGGTTCTGACCGGATTCCGGGCTTTCTTTTTCCGGTCGATCGTTCGCATCGGGCAGGTCCAGGTCTTCGGCACCAGGCGGCGGGTCGTTCTCCGCCTCCGTGATGTCCTCGTCGGTGATGTTCGACCAGAGGCCGGTGGTCTGGCTGGACTGGCGCATTTCCTTCAGCGCCGTTGCCCGACTGATGATTCCGGCGTCGTAGGCCTCGACGATCGACGAGGTGTCCTTGCTGCCGATCTCCGACTTCTCGGTGTCGGTGAGCTGCCAGAGCGGGCGGAACTGGAAGTCCCAGCCGTCGGGCATCTCCTTGCCGAGCACCGAAAGCGAGATCACCTGCAGCAGCGTGGTCACGCCCGGGCGCAGGTCTCTGTCCTGCCAGGCCGCCACGTTGTCGTAGTAGGTGCGCAAGTCGCTGTCACCGGCGCTGTTCAGGCCGCCAGGGGACTGGCCGAACAGGCGAACCAGCGGAATCTGCAGCGCGCCGGAGATCTGCTCGCCGAAGCTCAACATCAGCTCGGCCAGGCCGGAGAAGCTGTACTGGTGCGCCTCGAACTCGTCGGAGGCGTCCATGAGGGTGAGCCCCTCGTTGGACTGGTACAGACGGATCATCTCCATCTGCTTGACGAAGGCCTCGAAGGTCTTGCCGCCCATCGCGATGATCTCGCGGAGCTTCTCGACCTTGTAGGTTCGCAGGTGCGCCTTGTAGACGAGCTGCGCGGCGCCAGAACTGGTGCTGTCGAAAGCGATCAGCCGATCCCACAGCCGCTCCAGCACCGACTGGCCCCAGCCGTTCTCGGCGATGCGCTGCCAGTACGGGAGCTGAACGCCCTCCAGGCGAATCACGCGGGTGTAGTGGATCTTCTGGTTGATCAGCGCTTGGGCATCCGCCACCACCGTGTAGAACTTCGGCTTGCCGAGGTTCGGCCCCAGTTCGGTGACGAGGTTCTCCAGCGACGGCTGCACCAGCCAGCGATCCAGCACCAGCAAGCCCTTGAACTGCCCCTTGTTGATCGTGTCCAGCTTGAGCGGTGTGCTGACGTCCTGGCCGTCGATCAGCATCACGGCGATCGAGCCGCCGTACAGGCGCGACCACTTCACGTTGTCGCACAGCTGGTTCCAGACCTGCAGGCGCTCCAGCGCCTGGTTCAGCTTGTCCTTGTCCTCGGGCTCCATGTCCGACACCAGTTCGATGCCGGAGCGGGTCATGTCCTGCGCCACCAGGTCCACGGCCATGCCGGCAATCCAGCTGGAGCGATAGACCGCCTCCATCTGCACGCGGTTGCGGCTGACCAGGTCGAAGGTGTAGTGCGCCGCGGCGTTCTGGTTGTTGGCCTGCAAGCCTACGCGTGCGGCGAAGTTCTCGAAGCTGTCGCGGGTGATGAACGACTTGCGGGCCCGGTCGGTGTCGTGGGTCACCTTGGCTGCCAGGCGCTGCTGTTGCCGTGCGTTCTTCTTGCTCATCAGCCTGCCAGCCTGTTCCAGATGTCCAATGCTCGGGTTGCCGGCTGGTAGCAGATCATCACTGCGTCAGCGAGGTTCGGCGATTTCGTGCCCTCGGGGGCCTTGTCGATCACGATCTTGCCCACCTGGTTGATCGTGTAGGTCGGCTGGGAAAGCTCCATCGTCAGCGGCGCCAGCTCCGCCAGGGCCGGATCGATGCTGATGATGTCGTCCGGGTCGAAGTCCATACCTTCGACCACAGCGCGGTAGGTAGCCTGGAACCGCATGCGGAGCGCCCACCAGGCCTGAGCCTTGGCGTTCGCGAAAAAGTCCTTGTTCTTCCGCTCCTTGACCATCTCGCCTTCAGGGTCGAAGACAGGGCCGGATCCGCGGAATGGCGAGTCATCGATGCGGCGCTTGCCTTCCTCGTGCCGCGCTTCGTTGATCACCCGCGCATCGCCGCGCACGCCGGCGCCGAGGCCATCGGCGTCGTAGTCGAAGCCCTCATAGTCCCGTGCTTCGCAGATCGCGAAGCCGCGCACCACTGAGCCGTAAATGTCGCCGCCCTTGCCTGACCAGGACTCGAGGAAGTCCAGCAGGAAGCCGTGGCGGCCGGCGAAAGCGTTCTTGTCCGCCCCCTCGTCCGCGACGTCCATGGCGCCCCGGCGCATGCCGGTAGGCTCGACGCCGAGCTTGATGTGCGCGCCGATGGCGGCCTGCACCCAGGCAGACGGGATGACAACGCCCTCTACCGAGGCCGAGTAGTTGATGTCGATCTCTTGCGCCACAACGACGGGGTCAAGCTCGCTGACCTGCTTCGCGTACCAGGCCTCGTCCTTTCGCGGGTCGTCCCGCCAGTGGAACGTGAAAACCTTGATCTTTCCGCTGTGCCGGCGCTGGGCGAAGGAGTTGCCCATGCCGTTCGGGGTTGAGATGTCCTGCCGGCAATTGGTGGTGGCCGACAAGGAGGCGTCGACCAGCTGCGGGCGCTCCAGGAATGCCGACTCGTCGACAATGTAGAAGCTGGAGCGGTCGCCCCGGCCGATGCCGTCACCGGACTCTCCAGTGATCACCGAATCGGTGCTAGGGAACATGATCCGCATGTGCGGGGCGTGCTTGCCGGCTTCCCAACCGCCGCGGAACTCCGCCGGCAGCAGGCGCATAAACTCGCGGGCCTTCCAGAACAGGCTCTTGGGGGAGCCGATCTTGTCGACGTACTCCTCTTTCCGGGAGCCGAAACCGACGACTACGCCGTGGTGAAACAGACAGACCGTGTCGGCCAGGCCGACGGTAAGCCAGGACATGCCCATGTCGCGGGTCTTCTCGGTGATCCCTGGCTCCTGCGCCTTCCAGCGGGCCATGAACCACTCGACCCATTCCTCCTGCTTCGGGAACAGCAGGAAGGGGATCATCGCCGGCAGACCGCGCTCGACGTTGCGAGGATCGAAAGTCATGCCCCAGTCGATGATGAACTGGGCTGGGTTGTCCCGGTAGAACAGCTTCAGCGCCGGCAACACGCTCGGATCACGCCGAATCCTCAGCAGACGCTCCGCCCGCCACTCGAACACCTCGACGTAGTCCGGCTTGCGGAAGTCGAAGGGGAACGGGATAGGCATCAGGAACTCATCAGCTGCTGGTAGATCTTCGCGGCCTCCTGCGGGTCGGTGACCGCCGTGACCGTCTGGATGGGGCCGCCGCCTTTGCCGCTCAGCGCCACGTTGTCCGTGAACATGCCGAAGTGGCGGCCGAGCAGTTCCAGGTTCTTCACCTTGTCCGGCCACTTGATCTTCTTCAGCAGGCCTACCATCTCGCGATCGTCGCCGCGGCCTTCGAACATCTCGGCCAGGTCGAAGCCGCTCAGGTACTGGCGCCAGACCTTGGGCCACTGGCTGACGGGCTTGAGCTGCATGTCGTCCGACATGATGTCCAGCACGTCCATCTGGTCGATCTCGACCATCCGGCGCAGCACGTAGTCCGCATCGATTTCCGTGCGGCTTGCACGTGCTTGCATCGCCTCCTGAATCGCTGCGGCGATCTCAGGCTTGCGCAAGTTCTGCGAGCCGATCTCGGAGGCGCGCCGCTCGCTGTACCCTGCGCGGATCGCTGCTTGCGTCGCGTTGAGGTCGACGAGGTACTCCTCGACGAAGCGGCGCTGCTTGTTTGTGAGCGCCATGGGGAATCTCTCTTATCGGTGCTGTCGCCGGCGGTCAGTGCCATCCCAAGACCAGTCAGCACGGAATATCTGCTTCCGACGCGACCAGGCGTAGCTGACGATGCCCAGATGCATAACCACCGCCCAGGGGCTGACCCAGTAGCCTTTGGCCAGCTCCACCAGCAAGCCGAAGGCTCCGATGGCGACCAGGTAGAACGACAGGCTCAGGATTGGATGCTCGAACAGGTGAACGGCGCGCAGGAACTCCAGCGCGGCCAGCACCACCAGAATGCACAGCACGGCGTCCAAGCCCATGAGGATCGAGTTCATCATGGTCAGGCACCCTTGGTAGCGAGAATGCGCTCCGCAGCGGCCTTTACGGCAGGGATGATGTTCATGGCGAGGAGGCCGATCAGAAAGGCCACCCCGTTCTTCGACTCGGCATCGCTGGGGAGGCCGAAGTAGGCAACCACCAACTGGGTGATAGCCATGGAAGTTACGAACCCGGTGGCCACTGCCACGAAAGCCTGCCAACGCGTCAGGCCTTTCAGCGGTGCCAGCGAAAGGACGGCGCCTGCGAAACCGAAGACTGCCATGCCGTACTTGGCGAGTAACGCTCCGCCGGCAGTGGTCGTTGGTTCCATCGGTGTCTCCAGAAACGGAAAAGCCCCGGCGGGTGGCCAGGGCTTCAGAGTGACTTTTGTCAGGATGGGAATGAGCTTGAACTAGCCGCACAATTCTGTCAATACGTTATAGCGTTCCGTTTCAAGCGGCTTCTTTCATCACTGCCAGGATGCTCGACACCGGGGTCAAGGCCTGCTTGTCCAGGTCGTCGCAGGCCAGGAAACAGGCGTCGATGAACGGCTGCCATTCCCTCGCCCAATTGCGCGAGTCCAGGTCGATGCCGTGACGAGTGAGAATCCAAGCACGGAACGCTTCCGGTGTCGGCATTGGATCAGGCATAGAGCTCTGCCCCCCCTGGTGCATTCTGCGGTAGCGCTCCAGAACACCAGCAGCGACATACCTGGCCTTCTCGAACTTCTTCGCATACATCTTCTCGCCGCGGCTGTACGCCAAGTCGAATACCAGTGACTCGGCTTCTTCCTTGATGTCGGGATTGGTTCCCGGGCCGTACATGTGGTGCCCGAAGGCCTGCAGGCGTGCCGGCAGCGTGGAGATTGCACCTTGGATGCGCCCAGCAAGCGCTTGGTGAATCGCTACATCGGTCGATCGGTCCCGCTCTGAGGTCTGCACCATCCTCCCCAAAACCCCAAGCTGCTCAACCACAGACGCCTGGCTGTCCCACCGGCTGTACATGCAGTCATGCCATGCGATACGCGCGCTGTTGAGCTTCATGCGGACACTCCCCTGTAGTTTTCCGTAGCTTTCTTCATCTCGCGCACCAAGGCGCGGTACTTGGCCTTCAGGGCCTTGATGTCTTCGAGGCTGAGCTTGAGGGGCTCATGAGGGCCTTCGAGTCTTGCAACGCGCTCTGCGCCAATCTTCGCCACCAGATTGATCCGGTAGTTCACGATGTCGCCGGACTTGTGGTTGTTGCAGGGCGCGCACTGCTTGTGGACGTTGTCCTCGTCGAAGCGGAGTTCCGGGTTCGCTCCTACGGTGCGGTAGTGGCCGGCGTGGTACTGCCCGTCATGGTGGCGACCGCAGGAGATGCAGGGTTCACGGGCGTCCCGAAGGCGGATGTACTCGTTGAAAGCGGCCTGGGCCTCCCGGAGATGCTCGGATCGAGGCTTGATTCGCTCCTGCGCTACCCGGAGCTCACGGCGATTGCGTTGGTCGATGGACTTACGCGCCATCTTCTGCAGGCTCGCATCCTGCTTGCCCACGACCGAGGCACATGCCGGACTGCATACCTTCTGACCCAAGCGCATAGGGTGAGGCGTGAATTCGGCCCGGCAGGCCGCGTTTTCGCACTCTCTCGATTTAGGCTTCCGTGATCCGAGCGTCATGCCGCCCTCCCCTTGCGCTCTCCGTAGATAGCCATCATCAGCTCATCAGGGTGCGGCAGAAGCAGGCCCAGGTGCTCGGCGCAGTAGGCATCGAGGAGCTCCAGGTAGGTAGTCATCTGCTGGATGTTGAAGCTGCGGGTCTTGGCCCGGCCGACGCGGTATTTGGTGCCGTCTGGCAGCTGTACCGGGTGGACCTGGCTAGGCCAGAGCTTGGCGACCAGGATCTCATGCCATTCCTCGGCGCTGGCGATCTGGCCGAAGGACTCGCGCAGGTGCTTCTGGATCTCGCCATTCCACATCCAGAGCAGACGGTTCTGGGCATCGCTGCGCTTGCTGCGGACTTCGCTGATCGCCACCTTGCGGGGCTTGCTCAGATCGAGGCCGGAGATGAACCCGAGCAGCCGGCTGCGATCCGACTCAGTTCTGAGCTGAAGATCAGCCATGTTCCACTCCCAGGAAGTAAGCGGCAGCGATCACCAGGACCGCGCCGATTGGGTTGTGTCGTGCGATCGAAAGCCAGCCAAAGGCCGAGAGCGTGGCGATGGTTGCGAAGTCGGACATGGCTATCCCCCTCTCGGTCTGAAGTCAGCGATCATGGATTTCGCGGATGGCCGGGCCTGGGCAACTGCTTGCTGCTGCTCGCGCTGGCCGGCGAAGTTCACGAAACGGGCGAACTGGCCCTGGTGCTGGAGCAAGCACATCCCGGTTGGGGCGTGGCGATGCTTGGGGACGTGGATCTCGGTGACACCAGACCGCCCCATGTCGGACTCAGGGTCGCGGTGGGCGATCATGATTACGTCGGCGTCCTGCTCGATCTCGCCGGAGTCACGCAGGTCGCTCATCTGGGGGCACTTGTTCGAACGGGTCTCGATGCTGCGGTTGAGCTGGGCGAGCACCACGATGGGCAGGTTCAGTTCCTTGGCCATTGCCTTGATGCCGCGGCTGATTGCGCCGAGCTCCAGGTTCCGGTTCTGCTGTCGGACGTTTGGCTCCGGAGCGATCAGGCCGATGTAGTCGATCACGATCAGGTCGAGAGGCTTCGCCTTGTGCTGGAACCGTGCAATGTTGCGAATCCGGCTCAGAGGCAGGCCGCCCTTCTGGCAGATTCGCAGGTCGGCCGTCGACATCCGAGACACGGCCGAGGTGATGCGCATGACCTCTTCTCCCTCCCCGATCGCCTTGCCAGTGTCGATGTTGCCCAGACTGACTTCGGAGCAGGAGGCAAGAGACCGTTTGCCAAGCTCCTTGCCGGACATCTCCAGGGAGAAGATCAGTGCGGACTTGCGGTCCCGGATGGCCAGGTGTTCGGCGATTCCGAGGCCGAGCGTCGTTTTCCCGGTACCAGGGCGGCCGGCGATGATGATGACGTTCTGTGGGCGCAAGCCCTTCAGGATGTCGTCCAGATCTGCCAGGCCGGTGGTGAGACCATTGAGGCCCTCTCCGTTGAACCGGGCATCCATTTCGTCCACTACCGGGCCCAGCGCCTCAGAGAGCGTGATCACGTCAGGCTCATCGTCTTCACTGTTCAGTCCAAGCACAGCGTTCTGGGCTTCGGCAATCTGCTCCGGCAGGCTTCCGCGCTGCTGGGCAATCTCCATGATCAGCTCGCCTGTGGCGTACAGGGCCCGGGCCTTGGCACGTTCGGCAACGGTGCGTGCGTAACTCTCGGCATTCGCAGCGCTTACGACGTTCTGCCAAATCTCAGTGGCGTAGGCCAGGGTCATCTCGCCGCTCGGGAGCTCTGCGCGGTACTCCGCGAGAGACAGAGGGTCAGGAATGATCCCCTTCGAGCGGCAGCGCAGGACCATGGTGTACAGGATGCCGTTGTCGGCCTGGCTGAAGTCCGTGGGCGACAGGAAGGCGCCAACTACCTCACAGAGCTCCGGTTTCTTCATCAGGGCGCCGAGCACGCCAAACTCGGCCTCGACTGCGATCAGGGGACGCTCGTTCATCACAGCGCCTCCAGGACTTTGAGGACGGTCTTCTCACGAGTCAGGAACTCGATGTCCGCGCGCCACTCCCGGTCGTTCTCGCCAAGCCAGTGACGGTTGGTAAGGCAATCGTTGAAGTACCCTTCCCAGAATTCGCCCTTGCGGAACGGGAACCCGCCGTTGAACTTCAGGTTCCAGCACTTGCGGATGTTCCGCTTGCGGTCCTCGCTGAGCTTCAGGCACTGCGGGAGCGACTGGCCGCAAATCCGGTTGTACAGGTCGGCGATCTTCTGGAACGGGATACGCTCAGGCTGGGAAGCGGGTTGATCAGGGATCAGTGCAGGCTGTTCGCCCTGAGCTTCGACAACCTCTACCGTGGTCGGCGCGGTAGCGGCGACAAGACCCGAAGGGTCTAGATTGTCTTTACTGTCTTTATTGTGTGGCAGGAACGCCACATTGGAAGTGTTGGAAACGCCACACTGTGGCACTTCTTTTTTCTTGTTAGGATGGGTGTTCTTACGGTCAATCTGCCACTCAGTTGAGGGCGCAAATCCCATAGGGCTGCGGCTGCCACCAACCCGGTAGATCACCCTTTGGCGGATCAGTTCTGAGATTGCCCTGGAGACATCCTCTCGGTTGATACCGGACATCTCTGCAATCACGGAAGCCGCGATACGGGCTTCCTCCACGTTGTATCCTGCTGTCAGACGATGGATCGCCAATGCAACCCGCATCTCACGTCCCGATAGCTCAGCCCGAATGAGGGCCTCATAAAGTTCGTTGTCCATCCGGGTAAATCCCCCGGTATTGCGCAGTAGGGTTACGTTGCTCATACTGACTCCGTTGCTCGCACGAACTCGCGTTTCTCGGCTGCCACCGAGCCACGCACCGACAAGGCCCTGTAGTACTGCTGCAGGGCCTTGTTCATTTCCTTCCGAGCGCCAACGCTCCGTTCCGCCAGCTCTTCAGCAGCTACCGCCATATCGGCATAGTCTTCAGCGGTGAGGCGTTGGCGTGCTCTCATGAGTCCCTCTTCAGTCCCTGCGCCGAAATGGCTGGACGGTTCCCCTGGTGTTGTTCGGCTTGGTCTTCCTCGCGAGCTGCTGCTCCAGGAATTCCGCCAGGGCCTCTTCAGGGGTGAGCCCTTTCTCTTTCGCCAGCCTCGTCAGGCCCTCGTAGGCCTTTGGGCTGATCGTCGTGCTGATGTGTGCCATAGGCCCCTCTCAGGGCCTTCAGGCCACGGTCTGTTGTTCGCTATCGTTCTCTGCCAGGCGTTCCAGGGCGGCTTCCACCAGGTCGCGGACGAGCACTGCTTTCTGGGTGCGATGGAACCGAGCCAGGGCGCCGATGAGCTCATACGTGGTCTCGTCGACGCGCAGCTTGATCTCCCGGTCCTTCAGGTGGCTGGGGTTGTCGTACATGCACAGGTCTCCTATGCGGCTGATTTTTTGGGGGATGCATTGGTGCGAAGCGCGGCCGGATCGAGGTGCTTTCCGCGGGCGAGTGCCAGTTCGGAGATCACCTCGGCGTAACGCGTTTCGCCGGTGTATTCGGTGCGGGGGAGGCTGTCGGAGGAGAGCCATTTGTAGATGGCGCGCAGGCTGATGCCGCACGCGGATGCCACCGGCGCAACACCTCCTGCATCGTCGATTGCTTGTCTGAGTTCGCTCATGGGGCCTCCGGGCCAATATGAACCATAAGTACATCTTAGATCGGAACTGAAAGTACACGCAAGTCCATGGGATAGTGAACCTATGGTTCAATCGATCGAAATACGGCAGGCCTTCGTCGGCCGCCTCAAGGAATCCGCTGTTGCAGCAGGCATCCCGGATTGGGGGCTTGGCGCTCGCCTTTCAGAAATCACCAAGGTGACTCCGAAGGCGGCAAGCAAATGGCTGAACGCGGAAAGCATGCCCGGTCGCGCCAATATGGAGGCCATCGCCAGGGCTTTTGGCGTGCGGGTGGAATGGCTCGAATACGGCCTAGGGGTAAGACGCGAATCTGACCAGGCGAAGCCAGAGCCCGAACCTTCGGCGGACTCATCCGATGACGAATACGTCCACGTCCCGCTGAAGAGCGCCAGGGGCGCAATGGGCCGCGGCTACGAGAACCCCTACGTCGAAGTGAAGGGGCATCTGGCGTTCAAGCGATCCTGGATCATGGCCAGGGGCTTGAATGTGAAATATCTGGAAGCCTTCTATGCCGACGGGTGGAGCATGCATCCCACCATCAACGATGGCGACGTGGTGCTGTTGAACAAGGCCCAGAAGGAGCCGATCCACAACACAATCTTCGCCCTCAACGGCGCCGACGGCGTGATCATCAAGCGCCTTTCGCATGCCAGCGCTGTGAACCAGTGGGGGCTGATCAGCGACAATCTCGACAAGCGAGAATTCCCGGACCAATGGCTGGACGAGGATGACGAGCCAATGTCGCTGATGGGGCAGATCGTGTGGCGCGGCGGGGATCTCTAGCGCAGGAAGTTTTTGAAGGGAGTCAGCGTGGATATACAGAGCATTGCGGGTAGCGCAATAGCCGCCTTGATCGCCAGCGCGATAATAGGGCTTGCGAAATTCATCTGGGCTTCCAGGAAAATGCTAATCGGGGCGACAACGGCCGTGGTCAATCCGATGAGTACGCTGGTTCTCAATGCGCTGCGAGATATCGGGCTCATGTGGCTTTTCCTTTTTCAGCTCCAGAGCTTGCTGGTCAAATCCGATCCGATGACTAGATGGGATGTCTTATGGATCGCCTTCTGGACATGGTGGGCTCTCTTCTATCTCGCCGCAATGCTTGGTCTCGGCATCAGGCGCGGCGGAGACCTGTAGCAACAGGAGCGTGAGGAAACGTGGAAAAGGTGAATCGAGAACAGCTTGGCGAGCAAACGCTTGCCATAACCAGGCCTCAGCTTCTGCAGTATCTAACGCTGAAGAAGCTGCTGAATGATTGCGAAGCATGCGGCGCGAACGACTGGAGCAATCCAGAGGAAAATGGCATGCCATCCATCGTAGCGACTGCCACCATTCGCTCTCCAGGTGCAGCCAACTGGTATTTCCCATTGATCTGCGAAAACTGTGGAAACACCAGGCTGATCAATGCCGGAAATGTTTGGCACCACTACTTCTCTTCGGAGAGTTCGGATGGCTGATCTGTATCCATTCCCAGGCGGCCGCGGGCGTGACAACGGAGGATCGTCCGGTAATACTGGAGGCGGAAATCCTCCTGGAGACTCCGAATTGGAGAAGCGCGTAGAAGCACTGGAAAAGGCCATCCCTGACATACGGGAGAGGCTTGTGCGCGTGGAGACAAAGCTGGACACCATGGAGAAGACCATGGCCACCAAGGATGATCTCAGGGTTCTCAAGGGCGAAATCTTCACCGAGATGCACAAAGCCCTCAATGATCAGACCTGGCGCTTCATTGGATTTGCCGCAGGACTTGCCGCCTTGGCGTTTACCGCAGCCAAATTCGTGCACTGATCCTCCAGTACCAATCAAAAAGCCCCGCACCCGCGGGGCTTGTCGTTTCTGGCCTACCAAGCGCTCTCATCCACCTGCCAGCGAAGCGTGACAGCGCCGTCCTCTCCCTCTTCGATCTCCAGCCCGTCGTTTGAGCGCAGCTCTTCCAGCAGCCGCTCCCAGTCTTCCTGCGCCTCCTCTTCCAGCTTGCGGATTGTCACCGCTCGTACCCGCTGCACTGGCGGAGAGCTGATCAGCCGCTGAAGCCTCGCCACTAGGACCTCGTAGCTACTCGGTGCACGGGGTTCCTGCCTCTTCGCTTGCTTTGCCATATCAACCTCCTGTTGCTGTATGCATATACAGTATTTGAGATTCCAGTACCTGGCAAGAACCACCGGTTCACATCTTTTATTCGTTCAAGAACAACGAGTTAACTGCGGACGCATAAAATATGTACTTTTGGTTCTTGACTGATATGAACCATAGGTACATATTTATCCCACACCAACGCAATCCACCGCGCTGGCAAGGCCCTTCGGGGCTGACAAGCCGGAGACTCACCGGATACCACGGACCGAGGGAAGTCGGTTCCAGGCCCCGAAGAGGGATCGACCTGCTCCATACCGGAGAGTTCTCAACCCAATCACCAGAGGAGGAACCAGCCCATGCAGTAACAAGCCCAGCCGATGTTCGGATCGGCACCTCGCGAGCAGCTGCCCACATCACCAGGCCGCCGGGCTGCAGCGAACCGCGAGATCAACCCCAGTCCCCTACGACCTGCTCCGTACACCGATTGAAGGCGCAGCGAGGGAAGCCCAAGGCCAAACACATCTAGTCCGAGCTGCCATCGGTAGTGGTGAGGACAGCACTACGCCGCGCGAGACGCCAGATTGCTGAGCGCGGCTGGAAACACCGAATCGAATTAGCGCGCCGAGCTTCGGCTGAAGGCGCGCCGGACCTCATGCACCCTGCCCCATCACTCGGGCGCCTGCTCTGTAGCGTGCATGTTGTAAGGACCTGTGATCCGCAGCGAATAGAGCTGATTGACGCTGCGGGGAGGAAGAGCGAGCCCAACCACCGAGAACCCATAACCTGCAATCAGCAGCGGGAGCGGGCATCGCCAGGGATGAGTCCTGGATGACAGCCGGGAATAGACCGGCCCCCGATTTCGCTGGCTGGCCCTTCACCGAGGGCCAGACGGGAAGTCAACCAGGAGAACAACCATGTCACTTCAAGATCAGGGTTTCCGGTTCTGCATCAGCCCGGACAAGAAGGAAGGCAACTGGATTCACCCGGCAGAGATTAAGGCCTTCTACTCCGACTGGACCGATGTGACGGACTGGCCGAGCGAGAAGCTGGTGGCATATCTGCTGCCAGAACCCGAGCAGCAGGACTTGTTCGCTGCATGAGCCCTCCGGGGGCATCGAACCTTGGAGTCATGAGGGGAGCTGCCTGCTGCTTGATGCCGAAGACGACCCTTCCGTCATTCAGCCTTGGATAGCAGGAAGGCCAGGCAGCTCCCCCATGGCTCCGCATACAGGAGAAAGAGATGAGCAACATCAGCTACGTCCGACTGACTCCCCGGCAAGGACGCCACCCTTCAATGGGGATGAGTCACGCTCAGCGTGAGGTGTACTAGGTACCTGCGGACGTCCCTGCTTAGGCATACGAAATGAGCCGCTGAATGGGTCCGCGCCAAGTCAGCCGCCGGTGAAACTCCAGCCATCCCCACCCTACCCCTCTTAGCCCGGCAAGTCCGGGCATTTTTTCGCCAAGGAATCACCATGCTTCTGATCACCCTGATCGGCGCATTCCTGACCTACGAGCGGCCGGAATCCGCTCCCATGACTGAGGTCGCCGATCACGAACCTTCCGGGCGTCGGCCCACGCTGGATGAGCGTCCTGGACAGGGGCGCCGCTCAATCCGGTGAGCCGCGTCCCGCCACGAACAACACGCCAACCCGAAAGCCCGTCGCTTCAGAGACGGGCTTTCACTTTCTTCGCCTGTATGACGGGAGCGAGTCGGAACGCTGCCGCATGCACGCGGCCACGAGGACAACACCATGTCATTCCAGACCAAGGAGCTGCGGAAGGCTCGTTGCCAGCACCAATGCGCGTGCTGTTTCCGCATCGTGAATCCAGGTGAGCAGTACGTGAAGGCCGCCGGCCAGTTCGAAGGCGACTTCTACTCCGCAAAGACCTGCATGGCTTGCGACAGCCTGATCGATCTGATCTGGGCCAGCGCAGGCCCCTATGACTACCCAGACGGCATCGCATTTGATGAGTTCTATCAGGTAGCCGACGACCTTCAACTCGCCTGCTGGATTCCGCAGGACAATCGGAGGGCAGCAGCATGACTTACACAGTGAGCATCGAGCAGTACGAACTGAAAGTGAAGATCACCCACATGGAAGTTGTCGAGGGTAACTCAAGCTCCTGGGACAGCGACTGGGACTACTACGGCTACCGCGAGATGGAGTTTGAGGTTGTTTCCGGCCTTATCTACGACGAGGACAACAACGTCGAGGAACTGGGCGCCAATGGCTGCGCTGCACTTGCCGAGAAGTACGCAGAGTTCATCGAGGAAGAGCTTTGGCTCCAGGTGGATGACGAGCGAGATGACAGTGACTTCGACCGCGGCGACGACTACGGATGGGAGGCAGCATGACCCGCTACGAGTTCATCAAGCGCGAGATAGAGCTGAGCGCCACGTCGCCATATCCACCAACCCAGATCGCATACACCCGCGGCCTTCTGGCCATGGCTGAGATGGACTGCACCGTAACCCCTGGCGAATCCATTCGGCTGATGGCCGACATCATGGATCAAGACAAGGCCTACACGGACAGAGTGCTCGGGAGGAATGCCGCATGAGCATCATCGCGCCCAACTTCCCCGCCCTAATCCAAGCCCTGAGAAATCAGGGCTTTTCGTATCTGGAGTTCAGGAGATCGCCGTTTAAGTGCAAGGGCATGTGGCGGTGTGAGATGGAGGACAGATGAATGAGCTGGCTCTTTTCAAGGAGGATGGTTGATGACTATCTGTCCGATCTGCAGCAACGCATTCACGAAGAAGCGCAAAGAGCAGCGCTTCTGCTCTCAGATTTGCCGCCAACGAAACAACGGGAAAGGAAGAGCTGGTCAGAAGACTGGTCTTCGACCAGGCGCATACAAGCAGCGTCTGACCAAAGACGGTTACTTGAGGATGTATGCAGCGAAGCATCCATACGCCAATGGTCGGAAAGAGATTCATGTCCATGTGATGGTCATGGAGATGCACATCGGCAGACCGATTTCGCCTGGGGAATGTGTTCATCACATCAACGGAATAAAGACCGACAACAGGCTGGAGAATCTCCAGCTGATGAGCTTTTCGGAACATTCCAAAGAGCACAACAAGGAATTAACGAAGAGCAGAAAGCGGTCTGCGAGGGGGCGCTATGCGTGAGCTTGCGCTATTTGCGGGCGCTGGTGGAGGCATTCTCGGCGGCCACCTCCTCGGATGGCGCACGGTCTGCGCTGTCGAGTTCGAGCCCTACGCCGCAAGCGTTCTTGCCGCCAGACAAAATGATGGACTTCTCCCGCCCTTCCCGATCTGGGATGACGTTCGGACCTTTGACGGAAGACCTTGGCGCGGCCTTGTTGACGTGGTTTCTGGCGGATTCCCGTGTCAGGACATATCAGCTGCCGGGAATGGCGCCGGAATCGACGGTGAGCGATCAGGCCTTTGGCGAGAAATGGCACGAATCATCGGTGAGGTACGACCGCGATTCGTCTTCGTGGAGAACTCACCGCTCCTTGTTCGAAGAGGCCTTGCCGTGGTCCTCGGTGACCTTACCGAACTGGGGTATGACGCTCGATGGTGTGTTATGGGAGCCGCCGACGTCGGGGCGCCCCATCAGCGTGATCGCATCTGGATTGTGGCCAACCCCCAGCGGAGTGACGTCAGGGAAAAATCACGTGATAGGCCGTTTGGACGAATGGGGCGGCTCTGGGAATCCACTCCGTGGAACAGACATTGCCGCAGTGCGCTGCGCGAGTTTCGAAGAATGGATGATGGGCTGGCCTACGGGGTGGAGCGCACTAACGCCATTAGAAATGGACAAGTTCCACGAGTGGCAGCGGCAGCATTCGCCTATCTCGCATCCGACTGGCTCTGAGGAGGCAGCATGAACCAAATCATCATCCCCGGCTGGCTAGCTGTCCTGATCATCCTGATCTGCGCGACCAAGGTGATCCAGCTTCAGGCAGGCTGGACTGCTGAGCAGCCGGCCTACCCAGTCACGCACACGGCGCGCAGGTAAGCGCCTTCCCTTCTACCTGGAGAAAGAGATGAACATCTACGAATGCGAGCGCCTTGCGCGTGACATTGGCCACGACAAAGCGAAGTTCACAGCGATCTTCCCGGCCGGCCCGTTCGAATGCCAGTGGCTGGACGCCTACATGGGCATCTTCAAGGTCGACGCTGAAGGGATGCGCGGCGGCTTTGTCATGGTAAAGGACATGGCCGAGATGTTCCCGAACCTGGAATGCATTGGCCTGCGCGTCGAAGACGACGCCTAACCCCTCCCTTCACTGGCTGCGCGATGCGCGGCGAGGTCACATCATGCAAACCGAAAACATGAGGCTGTGGGATCAGGTCCAAGCGACCGACCCATCGGCAACGAAGAGCGCAAAGGTCGATGGCCAGCAAATCACGTCGATCAGCGGCCAGCACATGATCATGAAGGCCACCCAGATGTTCGGCCCAGTCGGGATCGGCTGGGGCTGGACCGTGATCGAGGAGCGTTTCGACCAGGGCGGCCCGATCTTCCGCGAGATCATCGACGCCAGCGGGCAGAAGGTCAACGAGCTGATCGGTAACGAAGTCGGTCACACCGTTCGAATCAAGCTGTGGTTCGAGTTGGATGGCAAGCGCGGCGAGGTCGAGCAGTACGGCTGCACGCCGTTCTCCTACAAGTCCAAGTGGGGCATCACCACCGACACTGAGGCGCCGAAGAAGTCTCTAACGGACGCCGTGAAGAAATCCCTGGCAATGCTTGGCTTCAGCGCCGACATCTTCCTCGGCCTGTTCGATGACCGCGACTACGTCGAGGCACGAAAGGAAGAGGAGCAGATCGCCAAAGCAGAGGACCGCCAGGCTGCGGAGGAGCAGGCGAAGGAAGAGCGCCTGGCCTACATCAAGTCGGTCATCGAGACCATGCAGGGCGCCCAGTCTCAGCACGAGCTGAAGAAGATCCACGACGTGGCTGTCCGCAAGCTTGGCGCCCGCAAAGACGAAACCGGTGTGAAGCGCATCGCGCGGGAATGGGCTGAACAATCGACTCGCTTCACGGAGGCGCAAGCATCATGACCCAGCTCTACAAGCTTACTGACCAGTTGGCCGAACTGGCTGCCATGGCTGATACCGACGACGAGGGCCTCAAGGAGGCACTGCAAACCACCATGGATGCAATCCAGGGCGAGTTCGAGATCAAGGCAGACAACATTGTGATGCTGCGCCGCAACATCGAGGGCGACATCGGTGCAATCGATGCTGAGGTCGAGCGTTTGAACGAGCTCAAGCGCATCAAGAAGAACAGCGTTTCCCAGCTGAACGACTACCTGCGCCGAAACATGGAGGCGGCTGACATCAAGTCCATCAAGCGCCCCCTGTTCACCATCACGCTAGCCGCGGCGCCTGAGAAGGTCATCGTGGACAACGAGCAAGAGGTTCCGGACGACTACGTTTCGGTCAGCACCAGCGTATCGCCGGACAAGAAGGCGATTGCTGCACGCCTCAAGGAGATTCGCGATGCCAACGAGGCGGTACGCAAGCGGATGGAAGCCGGCGAAGACTGCGAGCACGAGCTCATCGCTGAGCCTGTCTGGGCTCACCTGGAGCGCGGTGAAAGCTCCATTCGGATCAAATGAGGTGCGACATGACCCCCATCGACTACCGCTCCACTCCCCAGGTGGACATCAACCGGGCGGAGATTGCCGGGCTGGTTGCGCAGTTTCTATCCGGCGGCGGGGTTATCGAAGTCCTTCCCGGGTTCACCTACCAGCCGCTGCACGGATCTCGCAAGGAGCCCTCACCCATCGTGGCCGAGTTCCGGCGCCACGGCCGGCGCCCGATGTCGATCGAGCAGGAGAACGCCCTGTTCGAGAAGCTCAACCGGCTGACGCACATGACCATGAGCGCGGCGATGAAGCAGTGCCACATCTCGCACGAAGTCATGCGGCGGATGATCTCCAAGTTCGACCTGAAGTTCGCAGACAGGGTCAAGCCGATGGGATCGCCCCGGCACAGCGAGGCTGAGGACGCGAAGCTGGTTGAGCAGGTTCGCGCCATGGCCGGCCAGGGCTTCAACAAGACGAAGATTCGCGGCCTGCTGTCCATCGGCTTCGAACGCCTCAACCGCATCATCGAGAAGTACGGCATCAAGATCGGTGAAGGCCATGAATAACCAGGCGCCTCTCACTTTTCCCGAGCGCACCGCCGAGTACATCGAAGGGGCAGAGTCCCGCCGCGGCAAGTTCTCGCGCGGCGCCTGCCCATACGGCCAGCACATGATGTTCGAGCGCTCTCTCTGGCTTGCAGGCTGGCACGACACCGATATGGCGATGACTGCCAGGAGGGTTGCTTGATGGCCGCCAAGACAGCAGCCCAGCGAAAGCAAGAGCAGCGTGAACGCGACAAGATGACTGAGGAGGAACGCTTGGCGCGCCTCCTCTCCCGCCGGATCGGCCTGGACCTCTACCACGCCACCGACGCCAAGCTGGTCCGCACCATGGAACGGCTCGGCATCGACGAGCCGCAGGATGTCATCAGCAGGCTGATCCACGGCGCTGACCGCCTCGACGACGAATCTCTAGCTGAGCTGACCAGCTACTAGTCACGCCTCTCTGTCACACACCACTTTCGCCATCCGCTGCACCTGCGGCGCGGCGGCGCTCTACCTGGAGAAAGCCATGAGCTACCAAGACTTTGTCGCCCGCAAACTGGAAACGATTGCGCCGGCAGGCCTTGAGGCCCCGTTCAAGCTGCCCGACTCGCTGTTCCCGATGCAGCGCGATCTGGTGTCCTGGGCCTTGCGCCGTGGCCGGGCGGCCATCTTCGCCGACACCGGGCTAGGCAAGACGCGCATGGAGGTCGCCTTCGCCGATGAGGTGTGCCGGCGCACCAGTGGCGATGTGATGATCCTCGCGCCGCTGGCCGTGGCCGCGCAGACGGTAACCGAGGCGGCGAAGATGGGCATCACCGTGACCCACTGCCGCGAACCGGAGGACGTGGAACCGGGGATCAACATCACCAACTACGACCGCCTGCACAAGTTCGACCTGTCGCGCTTCATGGGCGTTGTGCCGGACGAGTCGTCGGTGATCAAGCACCACACCGCCAAGCTATTCGATCAGCTGGTCGAGGCCTGCCGCTTCATTCCCTATCGCCTGTGCGCCACCGCCACCCCGGCGCCGAACGACTGGACCGAACTCGGCACCCATGCGGAATTCCTCGGCATCTGCACCCGCGCTGAGATGCTCGCCGAGTTCTTCGTGCATGACGGCGGCGAGACGCAGACCTGGCGCCTCAAGGGCCATGCCCGCCACCTGTTCTGGCAATGGGTCAGCCAGTGGGGCGCCTGCGTGCGCAAGCCGTCCGACCTTGGCTATGACGACACACTCTACCAACTGCCGCCGCTGATCGAGTCCGAACACCTGATCGAGACCGACGACCGCAACCTGATCGAGGACGGCATGCTCTTTGCCCTGGAGGCCAGCAGCCTGATGGAGCGCCGCGCCGCGCGCAAGGAAAGCATGGCGGGAAGGGTGCAGGCCTGCGCCGAGCTGGTCAATGCCGACGCCGAACCCTGGATCGTTTGGGGCGAGTACAACGCCGAGACCGAGGCGCTGGTCAGACTGATCCCGGGCGCCGTGGAGATTGCCGGGCCGGACAAGGCCGAGGACAAGGAGCGCCGACTGGCCGACTTTGCCGCGGGGCGTATCCGTGTGCTGATCACCAAGCCGAGCATCGCCGGCTGGGGACTGAACTGGCAGCACTGCGCGCGCATGGCTTTCGTCGGCGTGTCGGATTCCTTCGAGGCCTATTACCAAGCGGTGCGCCGCTGCTACCGCTTCGGGCAGACCCGCGAGGTGCAGGTGCATCTGTTCAGCAGCCAGTTGGAAGGGGCGGTGCTGGCCAACCTGCGCCGCAAGGAACAGGACGCCCGCGCCATGGGCGAGGCCCTCGCCGCTGAAACCTCCGCCGCCGTCCGTGCCGCCATCGGTGGCAGCCAACGCCAAACCAACGACTACACCGCCGCGCGCCGGGTGATGGCCCCCGCGTGGCTCAGGAGTGACGCCGCATGAAGTGCATTAACCAAGTCGACCGCCCCGACTACTCACTGTTCAATGGGGATTGCGTGGAAGTGATCGCCGGCCTGCCGGAGCGCAGCGTGGACTATGCGATCTTCTCGCCACCCTTCTCCAGCCTGTACACCTACAGCAATAGCCCGCGTGACATGGGCAACAGCCGCACCGATGCGGAATTCTTCGAACACTTCGATCACCTAGTCGCCGGATTGGCACGGGTAGTCAAGCCGGGTCACTGCGTCAGCTTCCACTGCATGCAGCTGCCCACCAGCAAAGAACGCGACGGCTACATCGGCCTGAAAGACTTTCGCGGCGACCTGGTTCGCGCCTTCCAGCGGCATGGCTTCATCTATGCGTCCGAGGTGACCATCTGGAAGGACCCGGTAACAGCCATGCAGCGCACTAAGGCTCTCGGCCTGCTGCATAAGACCGTGCGCACCAACGCGACCATGTGCCGCCAGGGGATCCCGGATTACCTCGTGACGATGCGAGCCCCTGGAGAAGTGCAGGACAAGGTGGCCCATGGCACCGATATCCCGGTGGACGAGTGGCAGAAGATCGCCAGCCCGGTATGGATGGATATCAACCCGAGCGACACCCTCCAGTTCAAATCGGCCCGCGAACACGACGACGAGCGTCATATCTGCCCGCTTCAACTGGACGTGATCCGCCGCGGCATTCGTCTGTGGACGGCGCCGAGTGATGTGGTATTGACCCCGTTCCTCGGTATCGGCAGCGAGGCCTATTGCGCGGTGGAAATGGGGCGCAAGGCCATCGGAGTCGAACTCAAGAAATCCTACTTCGACCAAGCGGTGAAGAATCTCGACGCGTTGGCCGCGCAACACGACATGTTTGCCACCGCCTGATCCAGCCCCATGCCGGGCCATCCGAACCTACCCCACTCCATGCCATTGCGCCACTAGGGCGCGAGGAATTCCCCATGCTCGACAAATCAGCCTTTCAGCGCTCGACCGAAGCGCTGATAGCGGACCCGCACGCCCACTACATGGCCCAGGCCGAGCAGGCGCTTTTTCACACCGAAGCGCTTGACCTGATTCGCCGGCTTAAGACGTACGCCGACCGGGCCGCATCTCCCATCGCCCACGAACTCTGCACCGAAGCCTGCGAGTTCATCGCCAAGCACACGAGGAAGGCAGCATGAGCAAGGAACTGGAGAAGGCGCTGGAGTTGCCGGAAGGCTGGCTGATCGAGCTTGGCTTTGATGTTCTGGATAGACCGTTCCGATTCGTAGACAGCAAGAGCCACCTTCCGACCATCAAAGTCGTGCTGCCAGCTTGTGAAGTCGATGAATCATCGGCGTGGGACCTGCGTGATTCAGTTGCCAGTCTTATCGGCAAATTACTCGCCTCGCAGCAGGCAGAGCACCCCGAGCAGGCAGAGGGCGCGCAGGGGGAGCGGGAGACTGCACGCAAGGCCCTTTCTCCGGAGAATCAGCGTGTGGTTCCGGTTCAACCATTGCTGGCAGAACCACATCCACTCGCCGCCCTGGCGCAACCCTCCCCGGCGCCGGAGCTGGAGCGGCCAATTGCGGTTGCCTATCGCAGCAGCGAATCCGGCAACCTCTATGAGGAGCATTACGGATTGAAGGACCCTGAACCGCTGATGACCGTAGCCCAGCACGACCGAATCCGCGCTCAAGATGCCGCACAGATTGACGCGGCGGCGGCCTTGCTGTCTTTCACTCGGGGCAAGCTAGTGAAACTGAAATCCGAGCGCGACGCCGCCCAGGACAGGGTCGTGGAGCTGGAGAGGCAGGAGCCGTTCGCGACGGTCCACAAGCTACCGGGCATCGACTACAACACTCTCGAATTCCATAGCGACCTCCAGGCTGCCACTCCAGGACAAAGACTCTACTCCGCCCCGGTCGCCCAGGCTGGGCAGGTGCCGGAGGAATGGCGTGCCGCTCTGCAACGCCTGGAAGATGCTTGTGACAAGCGCTCCGCACTGTTCAGCGCAGAAGCCTACCGCGTTGCGATACAAACCCCTGGCTTTGGTGATGCCATGTCCGATCTAGACGATGCGCGCGAGGCTGCCCGCGATCTGCTCGCCGCCGCGTCGGCGCAGGGAGGTGACGCATGACTCGCATCGCATGTACAGCGCTCACCGGCCGGATCATGGCCGGTCGCGTCAGCAAGAACGGCCTGAACTTCACCGGCACGCCGAAGGACGTAACCAGCGACGTACTGAAGGCCGTGATCGACAAGCTGAAGCACCACGGCGGCAGTTTCGATATCACTTGCGATGGCGCTGTGGTCGCCACGCTTCGCCTGGAAGAACCAGCGCAAGGAGCCAGCCATGAGTGAGTTCAAACGTGAAGAGCGCTTCATCGTCATCAAGCGCAAACATCTTTCTGCCGAAAGCAGAACCCATGACTCGCTAGAGCAAGAGTTGCGCATCTGGCTAGACCGGCACTTGGTTCCTACTAGCGAGTGCGTGGTTGTCGAATCCGATTGGCCGGAATACGAAACTGTCTGGGCGATGCTTGCGGCAAGAATTGAAGGGCGCGCTACCCCGTATCAGCTGCTTGAGCAGCAGGTGGCGGCGCTGCGCCAGCACAAGAACGACTACATGGAGGCCGCTGAGGGAACCAGGCTGGCACTCGAAGCCGAGGCCCAGGCGCTCAGGGAGGAGCGTGATCGCATCGAGCGTAACCGTGATATGTGGAAGGGGCAATGCGAGCGCCAAGCCGAAAAGCTGGCAGCCCTGCGCGCAAGGGTGGTGGTGCCGGATGGGTATGCGATTGTTCCGGTCGAACTCACGCGAGATATGTGGGTGGCCGTAAACAAGGAGGATGACAGAGCCTACGCAGGTGCCTGCGATCACGGTGCCCAGTTTGACTGGCTGTGGAAGGCGGCTATCGATGCGGCTCCGCGCCTCAACGGCAAGGCGGTGAGCGAGGGGCTGTTGCACGAGACTATTCGCTCAGTTGACGACATATTCTGGGCAATCCATGCAAAGCCTTCGTGCCAGTCCGGCGTTGTTGCTCGGTGTCGATGCATCCTGTGTGCCGGAACACGGCTAGCAATGGCACGTGACGACCTGAGCGCACTGCTCGGCGAGGGGAAGGAGGTGGGCGATGTCCTGGTACGCAAGTAGCTGGCAACACATGCTGGCCGTGCGCAACGAAGCAGCAGCAACTGGCAAGGACGCAGCCGCGACGGCAAAGGCTATCGATGACTCCTACCCATACAGCGAGCGCAGTGGCTGGGCCTACAAGGCGTGGTTGGAAGCACGCCGCGCCTTCTTCCGTCAGTACAACCTTCCGCTTCGTCGAGCGAAGAAGCCAGCAGCCGACCTCCTCCACCCCTAACCCTTCCCCTTAACCACACACGGAGCAGGCCGCCTTACCCGCCGCCACTTTCTATCGTAACTCATTGATTCTGCTGCGATGCCGGAATCACGGTATCGGTTTTACCCGCCAGCAGCAGGCCACCTAAATAAACCGCACACCCGTATGGGAGGTAGTGCTGTGTCCGACATTCAAGCAACCTACATCGAAGTGAGCGCCGAAGTGCGCTATTGGGAAGACGCCAAGATCAACGGGCAGGAGGACAGCGAAGGTGATCTGGTGCCGTTTCGTCGTGGCGACCTCTGGTGTCCAGTGATCCGCCTGGAAGACGGCCTGGTGATGGATTGGCCGGATGGAATGGTCGCCGACATCCACTACAAGGTCTGCGACGCCGGGCAGTACTGGCTGCTCGACGACAGCCGCCAGCGCGTTGCCAAGTGGGCTGGCTACTACGTTCCAGACGACTTCCTCTGCCCGACAGAGAACGGCTACGGCGACTACATCATCTTCAAGGTAGGCGCCCATGGCCTGATCAACGGATGGCGCAAGCCCGAGATCGAATGGGGCGGGCGCGATGATGACGAGGGAGGGTGGAAGCGCCTTAAGGAGGACGACCGTGCCTGACATTCGAGAAGAGTTTGAAGCGTGGGTATCCGGCAGGAAGGTATGCACGCGATACGGCGCAAAGCTGACCACCAATCCTGATGGCATGTACAGCGACTATCGGATCAACGACAGATGGCTGGCCTGGCAAGCCAGCCGCGCGGCTCTGAAGGTGGAGCTGCCGCCAACGATCACCGTCGAGGAAGCTGCTGAGCACTTCAACATCGACGAGGACGGCATCGACATGGCTGTTGGTATCGCGCACATGGTCAACGGTGCCATCTGGTCCTGCGCGGCGTTCATCAAGCAAGCGGGAATCGAGGTGGTGAAATGAGCATGGAGTACATCCGCAGAGCCTATAAAGTCCCGGCAAGACGAGGCGGCCGAGTTCTCTACACAGGACTCGGCGTAAGAGAGTTCGGGACTATCACAAGCGCGAAGGGTGCTCACCTAATGATCAGACTTGACGGCGAAAGTCGGCCACGCAAGTTCCATCCAACATGGGAGCTTGAATACCTGCCATGGACTGAGAAGGAAGTGCGATATGCATAACGACCTCACCAAGCTGAAGGAGCTGGCGGAGCGGGCTACGCCGGGTCGCAACTTTGATCGGCTGCCGTCTGCTGGTGGCGGCCTGAAATACACCTGCACTGGCGACGATGATTCACTCGTTCTGCGCGTAGACCACAAGAATGGCGAGTTCGGCTTCATCGGTCCAAAGGGCGAAGAGGACGAAGCGTTCTTCTTGGCCTGCACGCCGAAAGCAGTTCTTGAGCTGATTGCCGAGGTGGAGCGGCTGCGCAACCGGCTGGAGATCGACGAAAGAACACCTTATGACGGCATTGCCTGTCGTGACGAGACGATCAAAGGTCTGGACGAGAAGTGCGACCGGCTCAAGGCGGAGAACGAGGCGCTGCGCTCTGCCTTGACCGAGCTACGCAGCAAAACCGCGTCGCCGTACTTTCTCAGCAAGATAGACGCAGCCCTGGAAGGAGGCGGGAGATGAGCGAGCCGCCTCTGATCAGCTGCCAACGATTCCTTGATCGCAAGGTTGTTGCGCGAAAGGTCGCCACGTTCAAGGTGTTTATCGTGAGAACGGTAGATGTCGAGTTGCGCGGCCGATGCTATCGGCTTCTGATCGATGGCCACCATAACTTGGCAGCAGCGAAACTGACAGGAACAGAGCCAACTTGGCGCGGCGCACCTCCGAAGTTCGAGCGCCTACAAAAACGCATGTCACCTGCAGAATTCGCTCGCCAGATGATCAACAACCTCACGGATAGCGACTGGTACTACGTCGATACCGGAGAGGTTGTTGAAGAGCTTCTTGCGGTAGAGAAATCCGCCTAACCCCACTCACACCTCCGCACTGCGGATAGATGAGGTTTGCCCATGTCCGCCCTTCTCGCGCCGACGGAATCCCGCCGGCGGCAGCCTTCTTTTGCCCCGCGGTTCATCCGCGCCAAGGACGCGCCGGCCTATCTCGGCATGTGCCGCGACGAGTTCAACAAAACAGTACGCCCGCACGTACACGAGTTCCCTATCGGCTCCCGCGGTGTCGGCTTCGACCGTGAAGAGCTTGACGCGTGGGCTGACAGCTACATCGAGCAGCAGGCGATTGCCAAGGCCGCGAATTCGGCCAAGAATCAGGGCGCAGCGAGCGCCAAGGAGTCAACGCAATGGCGCGAAAAGGAATCACGGGCCTCTCGCAGAGGAACGGGATCTGGCATATCGACAAGAAAATCAACGGAGAAAGACTTTACGAGAGCACTGGAACTGGTGACAGGGCCGAAGCGGAAAGGTACCTGATACGTCGCCTGGAACTGATTCGTCAGGAAAAGGTGTACGGAGTGCGTAGGGTGAGAATCTGGCGGGAGGCAGCTACACGCTACCTGCTGGAGAAAAAGGATCAGCCGTCGATCAAGCTGACTGCGCGCTGCCTGAAGCAACTCGATCCTTTCATCGGTGATGTTCCGCTGACACACGTAGACGACGAAGCATTGGCACCATTCGTCAAACAGCGGCTAGAAGAAGGCGTGTCGCACAGAACCATCAACATCGCCCTGGAGCGGGTGATGCGGATTCTGAATGTGTCAGCACGGAAGTGGCGGGACGAGGATAAGCGACCATGGCTGGACACGGTACCGCTGATCACGCGCCTGGACCTGCGACTGAATAGCCGGAAGCCATACCCGTTGTCATGGGGGGAGCAAAGCCTGCTATTCGCCGAGTTGCCCGACCATGTACGCCGCATGGCGCTGTACAAGGTCAACGTCGGATGCCGTGAGCAGGAGGTATGCAAGCTGAAGTGGGAGTGGGAGATCAAGGTTCCGGAGCTGAATGCCAGTGTCTTCTTGATACCAGCCGACTTCGGAGGGCGCGGATCGAAGGCCGGAGTGAAGAATCGCGACGATCGCCTGGTGATCCTCAATGAGGTAGCCGCAAAAGTCGTCGATGGGCAGCGCGGCCTAGATCCGGTGTACGTCTTCCCATATGGCAGATTTGGAGGGCCGATGGTCAGGCTGTACACCCCGGCATGGATAGCGGCTCGGAAGCGGGCGGCGGCCAAGTGGGAGAAACTCCACGGGACCGCCGCACACTCCGGCTTCGCCACGGTCCGCGTGCATGACCTCAAGCATTCGTTTGGCCGACGACTGAGGGCAGCAGGCGTATCTCTAGAGGACCGCAAGGTGCTATTGGGACACAAGAACGGCAGCGTGACCAGCCACTATTCGGGCGCAGAACTCGGATTACTGATCGAGGCTGCGAACAAGGTGTCGGCGACCGATTCGCGCGGGCCGGTGCTGACGATTCTGAGGAGGGCGAAGGGGTAG